AGGAACTCGTTGTAAGCGTGGGCCCATGGCACAGCTGGCAAAGCGTCAGGGGTTCCGAAGGTGCGGCCAGCGCGACGGTTCACGCGGCTTGGGAACATTAGGAACTTTGCGTCCACTGGGTACTCGCCGATGCGTGGGACGTAGCGTCCGTTGGCTGGCTTGTAAGTGTCAACTGGGTACCAGACGTTTAGTGCAACGTCCTGGCTGCCCTGACCTGCAAGGTTCTGGCCCTTGCGGGTCCAGGTGCGGCGGATGTACCAAAGCTCTTCTGGGTTGTCAGGGTTGGTGACCACTGCGCTAATCTCAGAGAAGGGAATGCGCTGGAACTGCTTGGTTGCCACGTTTGCAAGCAGGAAGAACTGGCCGTCAGTGAAGTGGCTGCGCTCGTTGATGGCCTGTGCCTCTGGAGAGAAGACAGTGTCTTGGTTCACAGGGTCGTCGATAAAGCGGCGGAAGCGAGGCTGTAGCTCGCCAAAGTTAATTCCCTTACCGAAGACGTAGCTGGTGCGAAGTGCAGCACCACGCTTTAGAAGTGGGTTACCCTCGGTAAGTTCACGGATTCTCTTGGATGCGTCCTTCAAATCCTGCAGTGCGAACTCGTCGACGCTCGCTGCAGCACTAACTTCGTTCCAGCCATTGTCATCAAATGCCAAGATAGCCTGGGCCATGGACTGGTAGGACTCTCGAAGCAACTCATTCTCGTTTGCAATTGCAGATAATTGCTCGGTAAGTTTGCTGAAATCCATAGAAAAATCCTCTAAAAGTCGAATAAAACTATTCTACCATGACCAATTCGACAAGAATGGGTCCTGCTTTTCTAGCATCGAGTAGTCCATGCCCACGATATCTCCAGGCTTTTTGTCACCCCATGGGCTATTAAGCAGGGCCGAAAGGTCAGCACAAGCGTACACAGCGGCATCGAGGGAGTCCGGAGACTTAACTCCACGGCTTCGCATGTCGTCCTTTGACTCAATCAGGATTGCGCCCTTGGGTGTGAACTTGTAGCTAATCATCAAGATTTCCTCAAGCAGCACCTTGTCGTCAGGGTCTAGGTCAATCCGTCTAGCCGCTAGGCCTTCCTTGAGCGCATCGTAGTTCGCAGCTCTAGCATTGTGCCAGCGAGTTTTATCAGGACTAGCAGCAGAACCAAACATGGAAATAACAAGATACTTGCCATCAGCAAGAGCGGCAACAAGGTCAACCACAGGGCCACCGAGGCCAGCAGCGTCAATACGTACTTCAGATACAGCATTATCAATAGCCAATCTATGGATTCGGTTTGCGGTCTCAGTTGCGGTTGCCTTCGACCATGTATCTAGGCGGCGAAGCCGCCCGCCGCGATTTATATAGGCGACCGAGTCGTCCTCACCAAATCGGGCAACGTCCACGCCCAACACAGCCTTCTGGGTCATGTCCTCTGGAATATCAGTGTCGATGCCGTTGTCGATGTTTGACTGTGAGAAGAATGTGTTATCGGCTTCATCTGGGAACTCCGCCAAAATCTTTGAGCGGTAGCGGGCAGAGTCCTCGCCCCAGGAAATCTTTTGCTTCTCCACCCAGCTTGGCTGGATAAGTAGGGGGAGCAGTGCCGCAGGGACGCTGTCCTTTTCGTCAGTGAAGTTCGGGGTGTCAAAGGCACTAATTTTAATCTTGTGCCAGGTTGGGTCATCACGGAAAATCTTGTGGAACGGCGTACCTCTGTTGTCAGGGTTTCCAATCGCCAAAACCCTAGCACCCTCGGTGTTAGTCACAGCTTCGGTAGCGGTGTAAAGGTCCTCAGGAATACCACCGGCCTCGTCCAGGATTACCATCACGTATCTACGGTGGATACCCTGGAACGCAGACACAATGTCTTTGTCAGCAGGTCTGCGACCAAAGGCAATTACAGTTCCGTCATCCAGCTTCCACTCCTGGCCCTGCGTGATGTAGCCAGGTAGCTTGTGCCCATGCTTCTCGGCCAGCTTAAAGTTATCCTGGATTTCACGGAACAGCACTCGTGCAATCTGTACGTAGGTCGGGGCTGAACAAATCAACGCTACGTCGTACGGGTCGTGGGTTGCAATCCACCAAACGCCTAGCATTCCAGCAAGCCCTGACTTACCAGCACCGTTGCAGGAGACCACTGCCGTGTGCGAGTTCTTCACAACTGACTGTGCAATCTCCCGCTGCTTAGACCACATGTGCTTGCCCAGCACTTCCTCGGCCCACAGCGCTGGGTCGTTCAGGTACTCTTGCTTGCGGCTCCTGAGTCTTAGGTCAGAGATTACCGCGTCTAGGACGTTTTCAATCATTTCTTTTTATCCGTAGAGTAAAAGCCCTCGCCCTTAAATGCGATGCTTCCAACTCCAAAGCCTTTCTTTAGCGGCTTGCCACAGTGGCAGTAAAACCTCGGTGCCTCGCTCATCGAGTGCACAATGTCCTTCTCGTGGCCATTTTCACACTTGTAATTATACGTGGGCACTGCGCCTCTCAATCTCTCGGTTAATGTACCAAGCGGCCTTCTTCAAATCCTCAATCGGGTTCCCCTTGTGGTCGGCCCTGATTATGTATTTGAGCGCATTTCCCATGCAGAAGTTAAAGTGTTCCGTGATGTCAATTGCCTCAATCGGCAAATGCGTGTAGTGGCTTGGGTGGTTTACGTTGTCGCTCACATTTCCTCCATTAGTTCAAACTTGGCCCGCTGTAGGCCATTAGCCACAAGCTCATCTAGCTCCTCGATGCTTACCTGTGGGTATCTATCTGCCAGCTCTCGCTTGGCAAAGTCCAAAGCTGCGTCCATTGCCCGAAGCAGTATCTTCTGCTGGAACTGAGTCAGCTTAATCAAGTTCTCATCTAGCACAGTTTGCTGTGCGTCAAGGCGCTTGCCGATTGTCTCCAGGGTCCTTAGCAATACGCGGGCTGCCTCTGGGTCCTGCCCGTCAATTGCCTGAGTGCGAAGCGAGTCCTTCAACTCATGCAGCTCAGCCAGCAATAGCTGGCGCTGCTCCATCTCGGTCCACACGTCACGGGATGCCAGTAGCTCTTTGACCTTCTCCAGGGCCTGGGCGGCTGGGATGCCAGTGGCCTTTTCAATCTCTTCGCCACTCTTGCCGCCAGCGGCGGCTCGAAGTAGAATTTCATCTACGACCGATACAGCCTTACCCATTAAAGCCCGTTCACTCTCTTGCGGTCTAGTGCTTCTTGCTCAGGCAGGTCAACTGCGTGGCCCAGGACCTTCTCAACCGTGTCTAGCTTCGCATAGAGCACACCGACCAGGCTGTAAAGCTCCTCAACTGCCTGCTCAAGCTCCTCAACCTTTGGGCCGTGGCTTTCCTCTGGGGTTAATTGTTCCGTAAGTCCTCTTGACATATAAAGTCCGTTTCGTTTTAAAATACAAAAAATTTTTTTTAATCTGGATTTTTACCAGATTAGTTTTTTCTAGCCAATTCTTTCAGCTCTTCGATGCCTGCAATCAGGCGCACAGAGTGGTGGCAAGGGTCCTCTCCCTGGTCCCACATTTCAAGCTCAGCGTTCGTTACGGGGATTCCATCGTGCGTATCGCAGTACACAGCGGTGCAAAAGCCCTCTTTAATGCCGTATTCAATCCAGTGTGCAAAGTCCATTATTCCTCCAATGGGTCTAGCGAATCACGATATGCGGTGATGGCCTCGTCTATTAGGTCCCAGACTTCGTAGTCAGGGCTCATCTCGAAGTAGACTTCCCACTTCTCGCCGTCCTCTTTGTCGGTGAAGATGGCTCGCCAGACCTCGACGGAGTTGTCCTCTACCCCTGGGTCAGCAATGCTTAGGTCTAGGGAGTATTGCCCTATGCCGGACATGGACACAATGATTTCGCTCATGCAAACATCTTAGCAGATGTGTAGAAGATTTTAGGGGGCCCGCACTGCACTACTCCTGTACGGGCCCGTTGGGGCGAAGGGTGGATATAGACCCCAGCCTCGCTCCGTCCGGAGCAAGGCCAGTAGTCGCCGGAAGTATTATAACACAGAAATCCGAAAAGTTCAAATCATCGCCGAAGTTCACACGGTGGTGAGCCCGCCCAAATCCGCACCCCCATGCGAATAAAAATATTTGTTTGGAACGCTTTTGTGCTTGACAACCTGGGAAATGTCTGCTTGAGTTATCTCAGTTCGGAAACGCCGAACGGAAACGGATAGAACAAATGTTCGAAACTGAGACAACTTGTAGTTTTGGAAACGACAAGCACCCCGCAACTGGCTACTATGCTATGTTCGAAAATGGAGAGCCTTGGGGTATGCTTTGGGCTTGCGAGGATTGCGCTAGCAAAAGAAACGGGGTTAGACTCTAATGGAAGACTATCTAGACATTGAAGACTTGCTAGCGGAACTAATCGCATCGGGCGATTACTCGGCAGACTAGGGCTGGAGCCTTAGGGGAGGTTCGATTCCTCCCCTAGTCACTACGGCGAGCGCCGTAACCTAAACAGGAGGAACAATTGGACAACTACAAGACTATTGAGCAAAAGATTCGCAACCGCGAGAACTTCCGCGGTAACACTATGTTCGGTTACCAGAACGGCGAAACTTATGTAATTTTCAGCTACAACACGCCAATAGCGTGGTTCTATCAGGGCGGCTGGGAACTAGACTCTCGCAAGTATTCGGTGACAACTAGCAAGCACCAAGGGCTAATCCGTAGAACCCTAGGGCTAAAGCCACTAAAGGCTAGCGAGAGGGCGTGGGCATAATGGCGCGACCAGACTCTAAGCGGACACTAGATTCCAAACTAAAGGCGATTCACCTAAGAAACGCCAGACAAGCCAAATACCAGACAACTAAAGTAAAGGTAAGCAAATGAGCTACTATCTAGCAATGGCATTCTTCATCGTCACCATGGCGATGGCGCTATCGGGTACCACCCTCTAGCACAACAGCCAGACAAGCAGACATTCGGGTGCGAGTCCCGAACTGGCACCAGATTCGACCAGATACTTGACAACTCAAAAAAAGTTTGCTAGAGTTAGCACAGAGGTAGCCGGTGTGCCTCCCAAACGGGAACCGGATAATCCACCCCTGCCCAAAATCTGCGAGCGCCGACCCTCTATCTAGTCTAGCACTTTTCGGTTCCGTTGTCAAGGGGTGTTTTATAACGATTTGGTAACGCCCGCTAACGGGCGAACTCGACCGCCCTAAGGTGATTCTATGCTAACGGCACTATCTCCCGCCAGATTCGATTCTAGGGCGTTTTAGAGGTATCCCATGGATTTGACAAGATAGCCACTAGGGACTAGGATTCTCGCACCCGCACCCGCCCGCGCGGTTATACACTATCGAAGGCTAGTTGTCAAGGGGATTTCGATAACGATTTTGTTATAAACAATTTGGCGTTTCAACTTGACACAACCCTCCCGTATGGTGTAGCGTCTTACTTGTCACCGAAACAAACAGGAGGACGGAATGACAACCGAACAAGTGTTCGATTACCTAGCAACACTATTCTATGCGGAAGATTCACAAGAACACCGCGAGAAGGTGTCGCGGATTCAGAAGTTGCTAATCGAAGTTACAGAATTCGAGGACTAGTTTTGTCTAGGGGGGCTAGACTAATTTTCACACTTTTAGCCGACACCCCCCTCCCATTACATTATGTTTTATTATTTTATAATAATACATAATATTATTTACTAAACGCGTTCTGAGATTTGGAATTTTTACGGCGTGTCGCGGGCAAAATCCTTCGATTTTTCCCAGCCAACTCTCAGACAACGCCGAATAGTGTTAGGTGGCTACTTGTTAGGTATCCATCTAAAAGATAGATTTATAACACAATTCGGATTATGTTATATAAAACAATTCACAATTTCATATGTAGAAAACCTACAAAACGATTGTAGAAAACCTACAAACAAGTTTGTTACCAAATTGTTATCAAACTAACTTGACAAGGATTCAAATCTTTTATAATGTCAATACAAGTTCGGAGGAGGAACTAATGGCTAATGTAAATCTAATCGAAGACGCTAACGGCGACTTGATTGACCTTGAGTATTTTTGTTCGGATAGTTGCGCCAAGTTTAGCGACAACTACAATGGATGGTATGGATGTCACGAACTTTACACACCCGAAGTCTGCCAGACTTGCGGGACGGAACTAGCCTATTGGGAGGACAACTAATGAAATTGCCAAAACTACAAGACGGAACTTACCTATACCAAAACGGGAGATTCCTCCCGATTACCATGAATGACGGCTATTGGGTGGCAGAAAAGGTTGTTCACCCAACCGAACTAGAGTCTGGCATGGTGGTTGGCGTTTGGACGGATTCAGAAACGGGTACGGTTTGGTTCGACAAGACACGCCTAGTCCGCAACTTGACAAGGGCGACAATGTTGGCTGCGCTTTGGCAACAGATTGCGATTTGGGATAACGCCAACAAGCGGGAGGTTCGAATTGGCTAAATACCTAATTACTTACAGCGTAGAGCTAGACCCACAGACCGACAACGGCGGGCTAGAGGCGGACTTTTGGTTGCGCCGAGTCCTAAATAATCCCGACATAGATTTGCCAGAGCATGTCTATTGGGTTCAGACAGTTCCGAAGGTGACCGAGGACAAACCGAAGGCAACCAAGACCAAGACCGAGGAGGATACCAATGAGTAGAGGATTGACCAAGGACGAGTACAACGCCTTGTTACACGCACAATGGCTAGTAGAGCGCAAGATTCTAGAGTTGGTTGGCGAGGGATTGCCGCGCGAGGACGACCTAGTCCAAAAGCTAGAGCGTGACCGGAAGGCACTAGGCGACCTATTTGTGAGGTTGGCATAATGTATTTGAGATTCTGCCACACTTGTGCGAAGATAACACAGCACAACTACGCGACCGAGGATTGCCTTGAAGAACTACAGCCTAGCCTTTAGGAGGGACGGGCAGACAGTTGGGTTCGCCGAGATGGCGAGAACCAAGGGACAGGCTATCTGGCAAGTACTAGTCCGCACCGATTACGAGGTGGAGGATTTGCTAGATGTCCGCGAGGTATTTTCAAGCCAATTTGACAAAATAGAAAAAGTATGGTAGCTTCATAACACAAGCCAAGAGGAGGGCAAAATGTTTATTCACGCAACCGCAGAAGAGCTAGAGCTAGTAGCCGAAGAGCTAGGGCTAGAGCATGAGGATTTCGACCGACTAGCCGACTATGTCGGGTTGGTTGGCAATTACAGCACAGAGCCAGAGCGACTAGAGGTAATCCGCGAGAACCTAGAAAAGTGGATTGAGTGGGAGACCGACAGCTACTACGGGCAACACGATTCAACCGCGGACTTTGCTAAGTTCTACTTTGAGAACTATGACACCGAGTCCACCATTCAAACTTACCTAGAGGTGGATTGGGAGAAGACATGGGACAAGAACTTGCGCCATGACTTTTACCGAAGCGAGAATGGCTATGTTTGGGCGGAGGTTTACTAGTGAGTTACCTAGTTGATGTTCTGATTCAATGGCATGACGGCGATACACCGATTGCCACCAAGGTTGCGATTGATGAACCATTCGACCCGCTAAGCGAGGAGGACGACAGCAGAGTGTTCTACTACTTTGAGAGCGAGGAAGAGTTTGAGAGAGCCAAACAAGAAGGCGATAATGGATTTGAGTTTAGGGTTATAGAGGAGGACTAATGGGAAGCATGACAGCAATGGCGATAGCGGAAGCACTACCGATTGACGAAGCACTAGCCTACCATTTGAGAGTCAACCACTATCCGCCGATTCCGTTGGAGATGGTAGAGGTTTGTAAGAATGCGATTGAAGCATTCCACGAACTTGATTGGCACCGCAAGATTGACTTGCCAATAGGGGTAAGTTACAGGGGCTTGACAACGGCACCCGCAAGTGCTATTGTCGAAGCACACCACCTAGATGCGTGGATTGAGATAGAGGAGGACTAATGCCTAAATACAATGTAGACCTATCAACATGGTTGATTGTCGAAGCCGAGTCTGAGGACGAAGCGTTTGCGATTGGACACAACGCGATTGACAGGATTCGCGGGATTATCTCAGAGTTCGACGGCGAGGTTGCGGGCGTGGAGGATTGGGAGGACTGATGGAAGACCTAATCAAATGGCTAGAGCAAGAGCGCAAGACCTTAGAAGCAAACCGCAAACCAAGCGCCTATGACGCGGGATACTATGGGGCAATTGTGAATACGATTGACTTTATACAAGGCACAGAGGTTTATTCCGAGTGGCTTGACAATAACTAAATAATCTGATAATGTCATCATGTTGGTTCTGAAGGAGGAAATTATGACAACACTAGAGAAGAGATTAGACAACGCATTCAAACAGCTACGCCGACAGGGGATTGTAGCCAAGCGCAATGTATCGGCATGTTGCCAGAGTTGTGCGAACCTAGACCTAGCGGACGAGGTGCCAGTAATCTGGAGTTTCGGCGGGCAGGGTAACCGCAATGTTGTATCGGGCAACAGCTATGAATACAGCGATTGGATGTTCAACCATGGCAACCTGACTAAGGACGACGGAGAACTCAACGACTCGGGCAAGCGAGTCCTTGCGACCCTAGCCCAGAACGGCATTGTAGTCGAGTGGGAGGAACAGGACACCACCCGCAGACCATTCCGCAAACTAACCCTAAACCTAGAAAAGAGCGTAGCAAATGTTGAGTAGAGAAGAAGAGAAGCGTGTAGCCCAATACCTGAAGGACTACGCACAATACCTATGGAACAAGCAGGAGAAGGAATACTCGGCGATTATCCAACTGATGATAAAGAACACCATCAAGGATATCAATGAGATTGTTGTGCGACTACAGGGAGGGGCAGAGTAATGTTTGAGAGCAATGAGCTAGAGGCTTTGATTGTAGCCGACAGGATTCGCTGGATTCTGGATGACACCAAGTGGATTGAGGATTAGACATGACAACAACTAAAGCACACGCACTTGACATCTTTGTGAAGGACGATGTCCTAGTTGTACAGGCTTACAAGCTAGGCGTTGCCGGCGGAGAGTTCATTCGCACCGACAAGAAAAGTGGACGACCGCTAGAGATTGCGATGAAGGCAAAGGCGAACCGCGAGGTGGTGGCTTACATTCTAGATTCAGAAGAGTGGGACACCATCCGAACTTATTGGGAGGGCTACTCAAACCGCGAGTTCTCAACCTACTTGACAATTGGAGAGCCACCTGCTAGAGTGACTCGCTGGGTGGAGCGACTGCCAGAGTATGAAATCAAAATTGGAGGAAACTAATGGGACTATCAACTTATCTAAGAGCAACTAACTACATGTCGGATTTTTTGGACAAGGACACTTATCAGAGAGTCCGCGATGCGCTAGAGGATGTGATTCCGCTAGACATTGGTGGTCGCCACAATGCAACCGCAAACATTGAGGTTACGATTCCGATTGCTACTTGGCACAGAGCGCAGGCGGTTGATTCATTCCTTTGGAATTTGGCAGGCAACCCTGAGCGGGACGAGTATGAGCTAGACCTAGACCGCACTGACCTAGAGGATGCTATCCTACGGGCAAGACGGATTGCCACAGACCCAGAGCTAGCCAGCGGGTTGGAATACGGTAGCGATGACCCAGAGGAATGGATTAGCGAGCAGTTCTTGCGACTAGAGCGGGCATTGACAGACTTCCTGCTTGATGATAAGCTGAAGACTTGGACGCTAAAAGTATGGAGGAGCTACTAGTGAGAGACACGTGGATGGGCAGTGGTGTCAACAGTTACGACAGGGCAACCGTCCTTGATTGCCCAGCTTGTGACCACGAGTTCGAGGAAGACCTTTGGGTTGACGACTACAAGGTGATTGACACCGAGGTTCGATGCCCAGAGTGCGATGAAACATTCAACTACTTTGAGGAGGTAGGAGCATGGGAAGAGTAGCAAAGCAGGACACCGGCAGACTATCTGCCATTACCGAAGCCAGAGCTAAGCACCGAGAAGCTATCAAGGTAGCGCAGGAAAAGCTAAAGACATTCATCGAAGCCGAGACCAAAGAGTATTACGACGAGCTGATTGATGCGGTTCGATTGGCTTTGGTTGACGGGCATTCGGCTAGGCAGATTGGCATGGCTTATGGTTCGTCCGACCCAGGTACGATTCGCAAGCTGATTGAGGATGCAGGCGTAGACGATTCAAGCGTTGTGCCACAGTCCGCACTCAGAGTTGTGCGATACGGTGACCAGCTTGCGGTTCGCATCGTGGCATTCGGCGCTGACCAACAGACAGGCGAAGCGACATTCACCATTGATGAAGACGGTGAAAACATTACGGCAGTTGACGGAGACCTATGGGTTCAGTCGGTGCTTTATCGAGAAGGTGTTGTACAGGAGGTAATCAATGCGGGACGATAGATGGTTCGAGCTACACGAGACAGCAACAAACCTGACCGAGTTTTACTCAGAGCAGGTTGGCAAGCCGATTGAGTTCGGCGTGGACGAGGAGCTAGACCTTTGGGTTACAGCACCGAGGACAAACGGGCGTGAATACTTTGAGACATTCGGTTCTGCCGAGGAGCGAGTGATGCAGTTGTATTCAGAGCTATTCCTAGATGACGGCAAGCGTGATGAGTTGGAGGACTTATGATTGAGGAAGCAATGCTAAGGCACCCAAGTAGCGGACAGTTGCAGGAGATTATCGCAGGCAATGCGACAAGGGCATTCAACTCAGGCGTGAAGCATGAGCATGACCGCATTGTGAAAATCATAAATCAATACAGCGGTAAGCCCGACTTCACGATGGCAAACCTGCTTTACCTTATAAGCAAGGAGAGCAGAAGTGAGTGACTACATACCCACCACAGAAGAAGTGCGTGACGAATACAGCGGCGAGTTTAGCGACTCCAAGGCTGCTAAGCGTGCTTTTGATTTATGGCTGGCACAATACGAGGCAAAAATTATTGCTAAGACTGAAGAGCGCATTATCAAGCTGCTAAAAAGCCTAGATTGCGAGGCTGACGGCAAAGAGCATGACTGCAATCCGCTAGACCAATACACAATCACAGACCTAATCGAGCTAATAAAAGGAGAGCAGAAGTGAGCAGGGAAGAACACTTGACTGAGATGATTCGCCTTGGACAAGAGATTCTTCAAGACAATGACGGTCACGAATGGGCTGGCTTTGATGCAGGCTGGACAGACTGCACTTGCGGCAAGACTGTTGCCGACCTAAAGGAACACATTACACAAATCAAAGGAGAGCAATGACTAGACAAAAGGGCAAGCTAGGTTTCGCATGGCACCAATGGTTCCGCGGTGGCTACATTTCATTCGGACACACAGCCGAGATTTACTTTGGCGAGAGTGGAGACTGGGGATTGGAGCTGACTTACGACCACCTGAATAGGTCGGTGCACTTGATGCTGATTCACTGGTATATCGGAGTTCAGTTCTGGGTAAGCGAAGACTAGGCACCGAGCCACCACCACCCAAGCAGTACACCATCTTCAGTTGGTGCAAGATGGATGACCACCGCAATTGCTACGCAGTTGCCAGCACAGTTGATTGTATTTGTGAATGTCACAAGGAGGATAATGAGAGCGAAGCTACCAAGGCTGACCCCTGATGCAAAGCAGGAGGTTGCGATTCAGAAGATTGTCGCAGAGCCCACCAAGGCTGCATTGAATGCTAGCCTAATGGGTACTGGCAAGACCCTGATGGCAACCGAGGTTGCACTCAGACTCAAGGCTAAGACTGTGCTAATCATCGCACCGCTAAACACCTACTGGGGATGGCACGATACGATTCAGAGACAGACCGAGTACACCGCGAACGGCTTGTTCAAGATTGACTCTAGCACCAAGGGGCGCGACGCAATGCGTGGCATTACCGAGGGCAAAGAGGGTTGGTACTTTGTCGGTCGTGAGTACTTCCGCACCAAGGAGTGGGCCAAGGTTGTGCCAGACATCGTGTTGGTTGACGAGTGCCACTTCATGCAGAACCGAGCAAGCAAGGGATTCAAGGTTGCCAAGACTTTGAAGGCAGGCTTCAAGTTGTCCATGTCGGGTACGCCATTCGGCAACCGATTCGAGGGATTCTGGGCAGTGACTAGATTCCTTTGGCCTGATGACAAGATTGTGCCAAAGTCATTCTGGAAGTGGGTAGAGCGTTGGGCAAACACCGCTTACAACCCATTCTCAAACGTCGAGATTCTGGGCGAGAAGGTACCAGGTGCATTCGCAAATACCCTTCCATGCTATGTCCGCCTAGAGCCAGACTATAACATTGACGTGGTGCAGGAGACTAGGTATGTTGACCTAGTCCCAAGCCAGCGTAAGGTTTACGAGAAGTTCCAGCGCGACTTGGTTGTCTGGTTGCAGGAGAACCCACTGGTTGCAGAGGTTCCAATTGCAGCCCGCATTCGGTTGCGCCAGATGACCCTAGCTGTGCCAAGCCTGACCGAGACTGGCGAGGTTTACTTTGCGGATGACGCAGTGTCAACCAAGTACCAAGCGCTACTGGAGATTATCGAGGACAACCCCGATGAGAAGATGTTGCTCTTGACAGATAGCCAGAAGTACGCTAAGATTGTGACCGACCGACTCAATGCCAAGTATGGCGAGGGTTCTGCTTTCGAGTGGAGTGGTACGGCAACACAGCCACAGCGTGAGCAGGCCAAGCAGGAGTTCATCAACGGTTCCAAGCGATTCATCGTGGCGGTAATCCCAGCGATTGCCGAGGGCGTGGATGGTTTGCAGGATTCATGTCGCACAGTTGTGTGGCTGAGCCACAGCGATAGCAACATCCTAAACCAGCAGGTGCTTGACCGCATTCGCAGGCGTGGGCAGAAGCAATTGGTGCAGGTGTATGACATCGTGGCACGTGACACTTATGATGAAGGACAATTAGATACGCTACTCCAGCGAGAGCTGGACTTGCGAGCAAGTTTGAAGGAGAAGGATGCCTGAGCCAATACATTACTTTATTGTTGCACTGATACTTGGATTCGGAGCTTATGTTGGTGCCGTATTCCTGCTGACCACTGTGCTACCACTGTTCATGGTGTTCACCAGAGAGTTCAAACCACAACCGCTGACTTCACAAGTTAGACCGAAGCACTACGACTACGACGAGGATTACTAAATGGCAGAGTACGTATGGGAAGAAGCTGACAAGTCCAACCCATGGGGACGCAAGCGAGCGAAGGGTACTCACTGCTCCAGAGGACATGAGTTCACCGAAGAGAATACCTTTATCCGTCCTTATGACAAGACCAGAGTTTGTCGAGAGTGTCGCAGAAGGTATGCCCGCAAGAAGTACCAAGAGAACAAACACGCAGGCAAGACCAAGGCAAAGCCAGAGCCACTAATGCCAAGCGTAATTCCGCAGAGCGTATTCTTGGACGACTACTCGGCAAAGTTGTTTGCAGATTTGCAGAGTAAGTTACAAAAGACTGACGTGCCATGCAGAAGTATGCAACAGATATTCGACAACCCAGAACACGTAAGCAAGCGGGATGCCAAGTCATTGTGCGAAGGTTGCCCGCTAATCAAGGAGTGCGGTAACTTTGCCGAAGCAAGCCGTCAAGAGTACGGCATTTGGGGCGGAGTCAACTACACTAAGAGGAGGTACAAGAATGGTTACGAATGGTTCGAGGTTGAAGAACTTAGCGATTTCTTTATTGAACACTAAGACTGAGCGTGACGGCCAGAAGAAGGTCGGAGCGTCTCAGATATCTAACCCATGCACCAAGCACTTGGCACTGGCCTTGGCAGGTGTTGAGCCAGAGCCAAGCAAGTACTGGCTAGGTGGCAAGGTTGGAACCGCGATTCACTCAGCCATCGAAGCTGCTATTGAGCACTCCGATGCAGAGGAACTTGTCGATGCAAGAGTCGAGCAGAAGATTGTGCTTGGAGAGATTGATGGCTACGGCACAGTGTCAAGCAAGCCCGACCTTGTGCTTCCAGCTATCAACCACTTGGTAGACTGGAAGACTTCGACCAGGGCAAAGACCAAGAAGATTCAGGCATGGGTCGATGGCACCAAGCAAGATGCAGGCACAACCTACACGATGCAAAAGTACATCGGACAGACACAACTCTATGCTTGGGGCGTGGCTCAGTCTGGATTACAAATTGATAACATTTCGCTTGTGTTCATCAACAGAGACGGCACCAGCGATTCGGATGTGCTAGAATACACATTCGCGTACGACGAGTCTATTGCAGTTGCATTGTGGAACAGGCTCGTGGTATTATGGGAGGAGCTACAAAATGGAGTTCATCCAGAGTCATATGCAGGCCACCCTGAGTGCTTCAACTGCTCAGTGTCAGGGCTGCTATAATAACAAATAGGAGGAAATAATATGGGCGAAACGTCAACCGCAGCACCAGCTGCCACCAAGGGAAGCGACTTCCCAGAGCTATCATTTGCCAAGTTTATTCACAAGGCAGAGGCACTCAACGCACCGAAGACGATTCTTATCTACGGTGATGCAGGCCGAGGCAAGACTTGGCTAGCTGCTTCAGCAGCTGAGCTTGCAGAGCTATCACCTGTGCTACTAATCGATGTCGAGGGTGGAGCATCAGCTATTGCCCGCGACTTCAAGGAAGTCGACGTAATCAACGTCGACTCTCACGAGAAGTTGGATAGGGTAATCACTGACCTAATCAACGTCAAGCACAAGTACAAGACTGTTATCATCGACACCTTCGGTGTTGCGATGGACAGGGCCGAGAAGTTCTTTGGCGAGAAGCCAGAGAACAAGGGTAACAAGTTCGGCAAGTGGGGCGACCTGAAGATTTGGGCTAACGATACAGTCCGAGCCTTGCACTCTGCTCCATTCACTTCCATCATTCTGACTCACGCCGAGGACCAGAAGGATGAGAACACCGGTGCGGTGAAGACCGTTCCAAACATCCCAGGTGGTTCCAAGAAGGACTTGCCAGGAATACCTGACATCATTGGTTACCTAACCGCTCAGAAGAAGGAAGACGGCTCAGCCCAGCGTGTGCTAGTCGTAGAGTCATCTGACAGACTGGTTACCAAAAACCGCTTCAACTTGCCTCCGGTGATTACCGAGCCAAGCCTGAAGAAAATCTATTCACTAATCAAGGGAGGTAAATAATGAGTTACACCATTTCATTTAGCGCAGATGCGCTTGAGTCCAAGACCGGTTCACTAGACCCGATTCCTGCTGGCTCCTACAACGCGACTGTCTACGACATCAAGGAAGAGACTGTTCGCTCCGGACCAAACGAGGGCAAGCCGCGTTTCAATGTACAGTTCCGCATCTCTGAGGGGCAGTACGAGAACCGCCGAGTCTTCAGCTACGTCCCACTGTACGCAGGCAACGACGCATGGAAGGCAGCTGCTTTCTTCAAGTCGCTTGGCTACGACGTAAAGGCTGGCAACTTCAAGGTTCCAGCTACCGCCGATATCTTGGGCAAGGGTATCGGAGTTCGAGTCAAGGTTGGCTCGGACATCAATGGCGCTCCTCGCAACGAGGTGAGTGGCTTCGATAAGGCCACTAGCGGTGAGGATGTTCTTGCATCCTTGGGCGCAACCGCAGTAGATGAGAAGCCTTGGTAATCTCCTAAACAAGGGCAGGGGTGCGACTGCTTAAACGCACAACCCTAGATACGGTATGGCAATGGCGCTCCGAGTTCGACTCTCGGCTAGGGACGATGGTAGGCGGGTTCTGCTAACCTACTTCACTAGCAAAAACTTCGATTACGTCTTCTGCTCGTCTACCATCACAAGCCCTAACAGGAGTGGTCCATCTCCTCCCTCCTCCGTTTCATCTCTATGGACTGCTGAGTTCGACTCTCAGCTAGGGCACTGCATAATTAAGCTTATGCGATTAAACTTAAGTAACGGGAGGGCTTACTTAAGTTTATAGGAGGACAACCAGAATGGAGGAGCAATGAAAACAGCAGACTTTTTGACAGCGATTTATGGCGACGCAACAGGCATCGCTACGCTTGTCGTACGCAGTGCTTCCACTGGCGACCTAACCGAGCAGAAGTTCTACGAGTACCCAGAGCAGAAGCATGAGATGGTTGCCTTTGCAACTGCTCACGCCATGGAGGACGTGTACTTTTCCCCAATCCTATTTAACGCACCGCGTCGCATCAAAGAGAACGCCAAGACCGTTCACGTAATTTACGCCGACGCTGATGCTTGCCAGCCAGAGAACTTCCTAGTTGAGCCTAGCATCTCTGTGCAAACTTCAGACAAGAGATGGCACACCTACTGGATGCTTGACCAAGAGGTCGAGCCGCTTGAAGCTGCCTTGCTAGCGAAGAAGATTGCCTACGCACATGCTCACCAGGGCTGCGACAAGTCTGGCTGGAACACAACTAAGTTGCTTCGCCTGCCAAACACCCGCAACCTAAAGCGCGAAGAGTCTTGGTCCATCGAAGCCACCAGCACCGGCCAGGTTTACAGCTTTGATGACATCAATTCAGTCTACGGCGACGTGGAGGTCGAGCCTATCCGAGAGATGGCCGACCTCCCGATGCCTGAGGGGTTCCCACCAATTCTTGAGGTGCTTGAGAAGCTATCTCACAACCCACAGATTGTCGGCTTGTACATGGAGCAGCCAGCGTTCAACGCTGACCTGTCACGCCTACTCTGGAAGCTGGAGATGGAGCTATTCCGCGAGGGCTTGACCCCAGAGGAAGTCTTCACTGTTGCTCGCCACGCTAAGTGCAACAAGTACCACAGCCCTGACCGCCCAAAGCGTTCAGATGCTGACGGTGACTTGTGGCGTGAGATTCAGCGGGCGCACCAGAGCTACATCACAGAGCAGGGTGAAGCTAACTATGTGCCAGAGCCAATTACTGAGGACGCACCTGTTGCACGATTCGACAAGGTTGAGGTGTCATTCCTTACCGAGGATGAGCGTGAGGTCGTGGCACTTGAGCCAACCTTCATCGACAGCTATGTAAAGTGGGCTAGGTCCAAGACCGACGGTGCACTGAGCTACCAGATTGCTTCGGCATTCACTGTGCTATCCGCAGTCTTTTCCGACTGGGGCTACGCTGTGCCACGCTACGGCAAGATGGGCTTGAACCTGTGGTTCATGGTGCTAGGTGAGACCACGCTAACTCGTAAGTCGACCAGCCGTAACCTGATGTTGCGTGTGATTCGTGCCTACGAGAAGTTTGGTGGCTACCAGATTGACATCGGTTCGGACGCTACGCCTGAAGGTGTGACTGCAATCCTTGCTGACCGCGACAAGAAGACCAGCTTGCTGCACCGCGATGAGGTTCAGGGTATGTTCAAGGACTTTATGAACAAGACCTACATGGCCTCAGCTGCTGAGCGTTACACCGAGCTTTACGACGGTAGTGTCCCGGTTGTGATTCGTTCATCCAAGGACAAGCGCCAGACCGAACGTGCTGAGACCAACTTCATCATGTACTTGATGGGTATCACCAGTAAGGTTGCCGATGTTCTGACAACTGAGTACTTCCGCTCTGGATTCTTGGCACGTTTTATCTACGTGACCGCAGATGCACCAGAGCGAAGCCGAGAGTTGGAGGACATCCAGCAGGCTGACGAGTACGAAGTGGTTGTCAAGGACACCATGCTCGACGAGATGGTTCGCAAGTTGTTTGATGCTGTGACTTACTGGCAGAAGAAGGGCCAGCCCAACCCAAGGCCAGTCCGACTCAGCCAAGCTTCGCTAGAGCGCTTCAATCAGTACAAGTGGGAGATGGGTAACTATGCCGAGTCGCACAGAGAGAAGGAGTCTATCGAGCCTTCTCGCCAGCGTCTTGCATTGTCTGTCTGGAAGTGTGCAATCTTGCTAGCGATGGCTGATAAGTCTGACGAAGTCAAGCTACAGCACATGCTGACTGCAATCCACTACTCGGAAGAGTGGTTCGAGAACCTAGTCCGCATGGCAAGTGCAATCTCAGCGTCCGAGTGGCAGAGGGATGTTGACCAGCTCGAAGCCTTCGTGGTTGACCGAGGTGGCCGAGTCCGTTACGAGGAGGCTTACCGCAAGTTCAATAATAAGAGGAAGAGGGAGTTCGATGATATGGTGGAAGCGCTTAGTTCGCAAGCCAGGGTACATGCCGTTGTGGACAATCGTAAGACATACTTGGAGGTATTGGCGTAATGGATAACTACAGTAGAAACGCAAAGTTCGATAACGTAAAGTTCGACCAAGAGGCAGTTCTATTTCATGCCATGAAGTACGAAATGGGCTTCAGGTACCCGTTGTCGGTGGCTTGCTACCAGATGACTCAGATAGTAAAGATGAAGGAGGAGAAGTTAAATGACGACAATGCTAAGCCTTGACCCCGGCGGGACAACTGGAGTAGCCATAATTGAATACGGAGACACAGAGTACAACCTAATCAAAACTTGGCAGATTCCAAATGGTTTGCAGGGATTCCTTGACTTCCACTGGGACGAACTAGAAGATTGGGAGTTCGACCAGATTATCTGTGAGTCATTCGACTTGCGAGAGGGTGTTTATGGGGCTGACCTTAGCCCTGTCTACATCATCGGTGCATTGGAAGCATTATACCCCAAGGCACTGACACCTATTATCTACCAGAAGCCAAGCCAAAAGGCACTCTGTGGAGATGACCGACTCCGTAAGCTTGGATTCCACGCCCCAGGCAGGCCCCACGCCAACGACGCGGTCCGCCATGGTATAATTTACCTACGCAATAACAAACATGCAACTATATTAAAGGAAGGGTGGGGGGATTAATGCCAGCGAGCAAAAAGAAACTACCTATTAGAGTAAAAGAGTTCAGCGAGGACCTTTACGCACAGATTGATGGCGACGAGAAGGCAGTGGTTGATGCTCTACTCGGCGTTGTACAAGAGTTCGGCAAGTTCCAGTCCGAAGGCAGCGCAGTAAATGCTGGCTACGATGGACCCGCTGACAACCCAAACCTTGAGATTGGTGTAAAGTGCGGTAACTGTGTGTTCCACCAGATGACCGAGGATGGGATTGAGTGCAGTGCGATTGACCAGGACATCGAAGAGGATGGCGCATGTCGATTTGCAATGATTCCTCCCGGGCTTGTAAACGCAAGAGAGTCACTGCGTGAAGCAGCTGCAAGCTACAAGGTTCCAGCTGGAGTCCAGAGTGCAGCTAAGCGAGCAATCAAGTGGATTGAAGAAGGCAAGGCTGGCGATGGCTTTACTGCGACTGGTCGCCGTCGAGCTTCACAGCTCGCTGCTGGTGGCTCTGTAGGCCGAGATGTAGTAGTAAAGATGCGGGCTTACTTTGCTCGCCATGCAGTGGACAAGCAGGCCACTGGTTTCAATGCGGGCGAGAAGGGCTACCCAAGCCCAGGACGCGTTGCGTGGGACGCTTGGGGCGGTGACGCTGGCAGAACTTGGGTCAATGGATTGAAGGTAGATTAATGAAGATACTCTTTCTTGACATTGAAACAACGCCAAACCTGGCCTACGTCTGGGGCCTGTTCAAGCAGAACATTGCCATCAACCAGATTGAGGAGTCAACCGAGATGCTGTGCTTCGGCGCTCGCTGGTACGGAGAGAAGAAGGTAATCTTCAAGTCTGTGCACCACGATGGTAAAGAGGCCATGCTGCAGGAAGTTCACCGCCTGCTGGACGAGGCCGATGTACTAGTCGGCTGGAACTCAAAGGCATTTGACTCCAAGCACTTGAAGCGTGAGCTTTTGCAGGCGGGCATGAAGCCACCATCACCCTACAAGGAGATGGACTTGATGCTAGCCGTGAAGTCACAGTTCAAGTTCCCAAGCAACAAGCTGGACTACGTGGCACAGACGCTGGGTGTCGGAGCCAAGGTGCAACACTCAGGCTTCGACCTCTGGAAGAAGTGTATGGCTGGCGACAATAAGGCCTGGGCCGAGATGAAGAAGTACCAGATTCAGGATGTCAACCTACTGATTGACCTCTATGAGATTCTGAAGCCTTGGATTCCTGGCCACCCAAACCGAGCACTGCATGATGGGCTCGAAGAGGGATGCTTGGTCTGTGGCTCTGCTCACCTACAGCGCAGAGGCGTGGCACGAAGTGCGTCGGGCACTTACCACAGATTCCAATGCCAAGATTGTGGCAAGTGGCAACGTGGACCAATCTCAATTAACAAAACAGTAACAAGGGCGATATGATTCGGCGGTGGATAGCTAGGCTTTTTAAGCTAGAAGTTCCACCGCCTGCATTTTCCGAGCCAGAGCACGAGTATCTAGGCTACACAATGACAGACAAAGAGACGGGCATGACCCTGTCTGTGCTAATGGTCTGTGGTTGTGGAAATCCTGTTGTAGACGCTGGCACAGAGGATAAACACTTCTGGTGTGAGCACTGCGATAGGCCCTGCCTAGAGCCGGTTCCCTGCCAGTTCTGTCACGCTCATATGCAGTTCGATGCCGAGGCAGTCAGAGAGGAAGCTGCCCGCTTTTACGAAGATAACGAAGACGAATAACGAAGAACCCCCCTGTCACCTCTGCAGGGGGGTTCTCGCTTGTCGGGTTTCTAACCGTCCTAGTTTCCTAGAACACTATATAACGCTGTGATAACCGCGAGCACTGAGATTAGTAGTGCTACGTTTTCCTTGACGGTGCTACGCTGAGTCTTTAGCTGCTGAATTTCCAGCTGCATCTCATTGATTGCACTGTCTTGCGCGTCAGATTTTTTATCTAGTCTCTCGATGGAGTCACGCAATCCTTTAATGCCTTCCTCGATGCGCCCAATGGCAACGAGTACCTCTACCCAATCCCTATTGTTAGCTGACTCTGCCATTGTGCAATCCTAACTTACTTGGATAGTTCCGGGTCAGAGTCGTCAAACTCGATGTCATCAAATCCATCGTAGTTTGCAGACTGGTCTTCTACTGCCTTGCGAACATCCTCGTTCTCGGCAGCTTGCTTAGCAACTGCGGCCCTAAAGCCCTTCTCAATATCTTCATGAGAAATCATTGCATCCCAAGCTAGCTGCACACCGAAGAAAATGATGATGCTAGAGAAAACGGTTGCAACACCAATTACACCACCCATAAGCCAGCCGACGGTTGGACCGCCAACTGCCATGCCTGGAATAAAGGCGAACATAATTACACCGATAGAACGGATGAGAATATTTTTTAGCTTGTCAATCACTTGATTTCCTGTCCACATGTTGCGCATGTCTTTTTAGCTGTTTTTGTATCAGCTGCTGATACTTTTGCAGCTGCTTTCTTTACTGCGCCCTTTACGGCAGGAACTACCTGCGTCTTCACCCATTCTACAAAATCAAACTTGTCGGCAGTCATGCCGAATACACCCTTGTGCTTCCACGAGATTGTCAAGTGCAGGTGCTTTGCACTGGAAGCTGAGCCAGTGTTGCCCATCTCCAGCACAGTTGCGCCTTCCTCAATCTCCTGGCCTACCTTAAGGCTAGGAATTGCAATAGCAGCATCGTGCCCACCCTTGCAGTTAACGCCATGCTTAGCGCAAGCTAGGTGGGAGTAGCCGATGTAGGCTGCCTTCTTCTTCTTTACGTCCCAGGCGGTGTGCTCAACAACCCAGCCGAGAACATTGCTCCACTGGATTAGGGTAATCTTGCCCTTCGCAACAAATGGGATTAGAGCCTTCTTCTTGTTGCTACCAGCTGGCGCAAAGTCAGTACCAGAGTGTGCCTGCATTCCGTTCTTCTTACGGAACTCAGACATAGAGCCATAGACTCCAGTTATAGTTGACTCAGGAAAAGGTAAACGTGGCATTAGTTCATCACCGACCAGACTAGGTTAATGTTTTGTGCTGAGCCCGCGTTCAGCCTATAGATAATTGCAGTAAAGCTTGTGGTTGTACTGTTCATAACCGTCACGACATAGGAGCTAGAGCCGCTGACTGGCCCACGCACAGTTGCTAAGATTTTAGATGGCGCAGTCGGCTGGGTAGTGGCAAAGGTTACAGTCACGGTCTGAGTTGCACCCGCAGTTGTTCCGCTGAAGCTGACAGCCTCGCTGCCAGATAGGGGCAGGGCCGCATCAACGCTTGAGGCAACGCCAGCGAACACGGTGTGTAGCGGTGCTACCTGGTCGCTTGCGGTTGGGTAATAGATTCCCTTTGGAGTAGTTGCCATGTGTCTATTTTATCCTATCTGGACTCTAGCGCTTCGATGCGGGCTGTCAGGTCTTTGATTAGCTGGTCTTGATGCTTTAAGGCAGAAATCAAAGCTGCAGTTAGCTCAGCATAGTGGATGCCATCTGGCCTAGTTGAACCATCCTCTAGCTTCTCATAAAAAGCAAAGATGTCCATCCCTGTGCCTGCTAGGTCCTCAGCAATAAATCCAGGGTAATATCTAGCCTCATCTCCACGAGATTCTACTTCATCTTTACGCCTGAATTTTTTAGGCTGCAAGGATAGTACGGTCTCATAAGCAATGTCAAGGTCTTGAATATCTGTCTTGTACCTAGCAGACGAGCTGGTTCTAACAAAGTTTCCACCGTCGGTGATTGATGCTCCAGTAGTGCCACCACCAGCAAGCTGGGTTCTAGTCAAGGCACCGCCACTTGAAACTCCGCTTTGCCCCGTTACGGAACCAGTAAAGTTTGCAAAGCCGCCACCGACGCTGTCTCCGGTTACCGACTGACCATAAATGCTTGTTGAATTAACTTGACTTGTCCCAACTGTTAACGATGATGCCGTAATCGAACCAGTGCTGATTGATGATGGGTTAAAGGACCCAACAGTTAAAGAACCATCAACAGTTAAGTTTGAGTCAGTGCTGATTGGACCTGCAGAGTGAAAGCCATTGCCACCAGTGACCTGGACAAGGCCATTGGCCTCTAGCTCAAGACCTCCATTGTACATAAATACACCGCTGACTCCGGTTCCAATGTACAAAGTGGCAGCTCTGCCATCTTCAGCTGCAGTTACTCGTCCTGAAAAAGCCCCGCTATTATCGTAAAAAGTTGCCTGGGTTCCAGAGATTTCAACGTGCCTAGCACCAGAAGTTGAAAGAGTGCCTCCAACCACATTAAGACCGCTAACAGTACCAGCTGTAATATTTCCTGCAGCTACATCATAACTTGAGCCATCAGAGCCAAGGCTTATTAGGCCATTAATTGCATTATTTGCATCAGTAGCAGCCTGCTGCGCTACAGTTGCTACACTTAGTGCAGTGTTTGCCGTAACGCTGAGCTGACTGTCACGTGTAACGTTGTTAACTTCAGCTGAGCGGAAGCTGCTCTCAAGGTTCGTGACTTTTTTCTCTACCTCACGTGCCCAGTTCCTAGATGCAGTCGGCAAATTGTTAGATGGAAATGTCATTAGTTCTCCTTGGATAGTGGGATTACGCTGAACTCGTCAAAGCTCAGGCCATCCATGGCAGTGTTAAAGTCGTCAAAGGTCTCGCCGTCCCATGCGGTGTTGAAATCTGCAAACGTGACATGTTGCTTGCCAGTTAGGCTAGCGCCAGTGTGTGAATAGCTAATGCTTGTAATTCTAAACTTGCTGTCATTGCTTGAAACTACCGCTCCCACCGACTGGCCAAAAGTAACGCCAGATGGCATCTCTTGGTTTAGCTGATATGATGGTCCTGCAATCGCCTGGGCTGCAGCAACTCCTCTAGTCCAAAGCTTGTTGTCGTCGGTGATGAAAGGATTATCAATCTGCGGTGCGTTGACATCCGTGTCCGCCCTAGCGCCAGTATAGATTGTGTGCTCGGACTTCTCAAAGAAAACTCCAGTGCCAGTAATATAAAGCGCTGGGTACTCCTCGTCGCCGGAGCTCTCAACACCAATCCTAAACGGTTCAAGCTCAGGAAAGTTTGCGCCTACAATCTCAAGTTCAATCTCGTTAGGGTTCTCAGTCAGACGCACAGCTAAGGAGCCGCCCTGCGACTCCCATTGGGCTGGCTGAATTGGCAGCCCATCTTTACCAACAATCACGTACTCCCCAGTTACTCCACTGTAAGGCAGCGACGTAATGCTTGCAACTGGAACTGGCTGATTGACGCTTTCTAGCGATGCGTTGATGGCAACTCGCCTCACAATACGCTCATTAGCGCTTACCTGCATCGAGTCGGTAATTGATACATTTTCTAGATTTGCAAAGCCCGCGTTCTCTGCGCCCTGCTGCCTAACGACAGAGTCAGCCCTGTAATCAGTTGCATATTTAGCAACAGTAACCTGCTGTGCGCCATCAAAGGAATTGATTGTGATGCTTTCGCTGCCTATTTGCCTAGCGTTGTCCAGCTCAAAGCTAAGCCCCTGTCTGAACCAAAGCTGGTCATCCTGAATGTACATTTCAAGCAGGCCATTGTCCTCGTCAATTGGGCAAGCTGCACAGAGCATCTTTAGATACTCCCAAACATTACCTTGCCAGCCGATAAAGTCAACGTCAATCAGGTCTAGCTTGGCTTCTAGCCCAGCCTCAAAGTTTGGGGTCACGCCCGCAAGTGCACAGTAGTCATAGATTGCAGTCGCAAGAGTGTAGCCGCCAGCATCGCTGCCGTAAGGTGGAGCAGTGCGCTCCACGTTGAGCTTTGCCTGAACCGTATCACCAACAACGCTGACCAAGTTTTCATTAATTGAAACTTGTCTTACGTTAAATGAAACATCGCCGTAAATCTCGTCGCTTAGGCGGACTTCGTTGTTGATTGCAATGCGACTGCCCTTGGGCGCTTCGTTGCCCACTACGCTAGCATTTACCTGGCCAGTTCCGCCGTCTAGTTTATATGGGTCGCTTGGAGTTGCATCCTCAGAGTAGGAGAATGAGATTAGAGTAGCGTCTTTAAAGTTACCACTGCCGCTAACCGTTTGTAATGATGGCAAGGCTACTCCTCGATGAAGTCAGTGGCAAGCTCCACAAATCCGCTGTTAAGCTTGGATGAAATGTAAGTGATGCTAGGCGCTGAGGAGAACTGCAAGCCCATTGTTCCACGTCCTGAGATAAATCCACCCTGAGCTACTGAGTCGGTCTCTGGCAGCACCTGTGCAATCATGCCAGCAATCTCAATGACGCTCTCTGATGCGGTAGGGTTCTTAATAATTATATCAACCATGGAGTAGGTCGTTCCGCTGACAGACTCGTTAGTGCGGATAGCGCTGGTTACCGCAATTGGGTCTGCCAGGAAGTCCGTAGCGGCACCACCAGTGCGAGGATAGGCACGTAGGTAAACAGATGCGTCGCCGCTCACCTGCTCCCCATGCCAACCAAAGTGCAGCTTGTGCCCAGTCGGGATGATGATTCGCACAGACTGGGTGCTCTCAGCTACTGATGCTCCAAAGCTGAGTTCAAGCGACTTGTATGGGTAGTCGCGGGTGTTTGCCGGAGTATCCACCAAGGCGCTAGTGCCAATGGAGGAGATTGGCGACCAGTCTGCAACGCTGAGCATCGGAGCGGCCCAGTTTGGTGGTAGCAAGTTGGTATCAATGGCAAATGGGTCCAGCCAGTAGAACGGGCCATCGCCGTAAAGCCCATCGAAGTAGTCCTTGATGGTGTGCAAGCTGTCGGATGCCGAGTCAGCGTTTAGCGCACCGACCCAAGCAGGCGAGAAACGCCTGTGGTTGGCCGCTGAGCGACGCAAATAAGCTCGACCAGTAAGTAGTTGGGTATCGGTAAAGAAAGCCTGCGAGGAGGCGTTCAGGCCCGTCTTAGGGGCAGGTATCCACATCTGCTTAACTGAGTTACCAAAGTAAACTTTGCGGTCCATTATCTAATACCCCTTTGAGCTAGGATTGTGTTGCCGTCATTTGCAGACTTAGCGATAACTGCGTTATCAGTGTACAGTGCAATCGGACGGTCGATAGCCTGACGAAGTAGCTGGCGGTCTTCTGGAGATAGATAGACAGTCTGTGAGCCGGCAACCGAAATGCTTGCTCCAGCCATCGCACCACGCTGTAGCGACATGTTGTTTAGTGCGTTCATAAAGTCGGTACCGTAATACTTGACTGCCGATGCCTTTACAACATACTCACCATCAGACAAGCGAGCCGCGATGCTGTCGCTGGTCGAAGTTCCTGGGCCAGTTACAAGTCCACCAGATGCCCTCTTGACTACGCCTAGAGCGCTTCCTCCGGTTGAGTTGTAGACAGTTGTTACAGTAACGGTGCGGCTCTTGATGTTATCTAGCTGTGCGTTGATTGACCTTACAGCAGCGACCACATCAGCCTTTGCCTTGTCAGTTTCGACCTTGACCTTAGCTGGCTGAACTCCTTTTAGTAGCTCATTTGCATCGGTGACAAATTGGCTCATGTCATCGGTTGCATCGGTAGTGTTTACAGTGATGCCAAGGTCCATCTTTGCATCGTTGACCGCGTTAATCTGGCCAAGCAGTGAGTCACGAAGCACAGCGGCTACAGCATTAGCTTGAGTCTCGGTGTAACCCATGGCGATTGCGTTGTTCTTAAATGCAGTTACCTGCTTTTCAATGATGTCATTTAGGTTCGCGCCCTCTTCTGCATTCATCAGCATAAAGGTGGTCATGTTGCCATAGCTTGAAGCCATGTCGCGCAGAGCTTTGTTCTCGTTGATGATTTCAGTGGCAGTCTTAGGGCGGTTTAGCTCAGTATTAATGTCCGCAATGCGCTGCTGAGAGTCTGCGATTTCCTTGTTCGCCTCGGCAACGTTGTTGCGCTCCTTGGCAACATCAGCATCAATCTCAGCAAGTTTTGCCTGCAGCTCATTCGCACGAAGTGTGTCACCGTATTTCAGGGCAATCTGAAGTTGGTACTCGACCTTGCTTCTACTCGCAGTTAGCTCTGCGATAGACGCATTTGCTTCGTCGATTGCAAGCTTAGCCTCAGTAATTGCATCAGCAGCATCTAGTGACTCTTGCTTTAGGTCAGCAATCCTCTTTGCGGCCTGCTCCTGGGCATCAGCCATCGCCTCCCAACCAAGCGTTACTGCATCGATTGAGTCGGAGTATGCGAAGTTGGCTGCGAATGCGGACTGTACAGCCTGTGCGATGCGGCTAGTTACTTCTACAATTTTCTCAAGCGGGGCACGTTCTGCAGAAACTTCGCCAAGCGCCTTGGCTAGCTCCTTCATAGTAGAAGCAGATGCTTTGCCCTTGGTCCTCAGCTGCTTTAGGACGTTGTCAATTATCTTTAGGCCAGCAGCTGGAACACCGGCATCGGCAAGAACTTTGCGGAGAGAAGCCAGCTCGTTGGCAAACTTCTTTACGTCTCCACCTGAACGCTGAGCCAGCTGGTTAATTACACCCTGTAGAGCTCCGATGTTTGAACGGCCAGCCTCTGTGAAGCTGTCAAAGCTCTTGCCATTCTCTCGGAGCGAGTCGCCAAGTGAGTCGAGAGAGCTGCGTACATTTACAAATAGGTTGGTGTACTTGAAGGCCTTATTGATTTGCTCCATCAACTTCTCAAGTGCGGTCTTTGCCTTGGCAGTTGACTTGTCGATGTCCTTCATAGCATCGGAGTAAACCTTGCTGAAGTCAGTTATCTGGCTGCCAGAGCCCCCAAGCGAGTCGGCAATCTTTTGTAGATTTGTGACATCAGCCATGATTGAGTTGTAGCGGCTGATATCTCCCTTCCCCAGGAACAAAACAGCATCTGCTTTTGCTAGCAGGATTCTCTGGTTAATCTTGTCCTGCAGGTCTGGGATGCTGGTTGCGGTTCCAAGCTCTGAGGCATAGGCTTTTAGGATTGGGGAAGTCTTAACGATGTTCTGCACAATGGCATCGCGCAGCATCTGGAACTGAACAGTCGTGTTCTTACCCTGCGCTTCTAGCACAGCAAGGCCGGATGCCATGGTCGCAATTGCACTTGTGAAGTCTCCGCCATTTGCAATTGACTGCTCAAGAGCCTGGTTCATAAAGGCTGCCCAAGCCTGGATTCCCTCACGGCCTTCTTCGGTTAGCGTGGTAAGCGGTCCGTTTAGGTCAGCAACAGACTGTGCAACATTTGCAAAAGTGCTGTTAAGGGTAGTTGAGCCAAGGTAGGCAGCTAGAGCTGCATTGGTGTACTGACGAAGCTGCTCTGCTAGAGATTGAACCTGTTCGCCAGTGTCTCCAGCATCGGCACCTACGCCTTTTAGGGCAGTACCAAGCGAATCCTGTGCCTTGACGTTTGCAATTGTAGCCCTAGCAGCAACATCAGAGCCCTTACCGCCCTCAATCAAAACATCTCGATAGTCACCAGCAACTGGGCCAGTTTCTTCCATTTGCTTACGGAGTTTCTCAACTCCGGCAGCATCAATGTCAATCTTGTACTGTTCTTTTAGAATTCTAGCCAAGTCTTTTGCAGCAAGATTTGCGCTTACCTGGACAAAACTAAGAGCATTAGCAAATCTTGTGGAGTATTGCTCAGAAGTTTCTCCACCTTCTTTAAGGCCCTCTGAAACCATCTGGCCAGCATCAAATCCAAGTGCAGTTAGGGCTGCTTGAGTTCCAGCAGGCAATGAGGTAAGTTCAACCCAGAAGTTCTTAGCCCCGTCTTCGCCCATCTTCGACAGGCCGTTAAGAATAAAGGCAGCAGTGTTGTCTCCCAACACAGCGGTATTAGTGCTGACCCCAGCATTTGCCCTATCAACTTCATCGTTGAATTCTTTTAGAGCTGTTTTGGCTTTTTCGTAAGCGTCCTGTCCAGCCTTTGTATTTTTGTTATCTTCGAGTCTTGCAACAGAGGCCTGAAGGACTGCCCTTCTGGCTTTAATCTGCTCATCACTTAGGGCTGCAATCCCGATTGCGACCTCAGCATACCCTTTAGCGCCAGACTCAGTGTCAAGTCTAATTGCTTCCTTCAAAGCATCGGCCCCACCGGCAGCATCAATCATGGCTTGACCAGCCTGGTCGCTTCCGTTTGCAATCTTGCCCCAGTCAACCATGCTAGCAGCTAGGCCAATTGCAGTAAGCGCCCAGCCAAGTGGGCCAGTTGCAAGAGTTAGCGCCCTGGTGGCCACGGTTGCAGCTCTAGCGCTAACTCCGTAACGAACCAGTGACGCGGTAAATGCTGAGTACTTTACAGCAGAACCGCCTGCTGCATTACCTGAAGACAGCAAGTCAACAGTCATCTGCTTTGTTAGCACCATTGCGGTCTTTAGGCTGATGCCCATTCCGCCAAGAGCCCCATTCAATCCTGTGATTGCAGTTCTAAATGCAAGCAAACCTGCTATTGTGAGTGCTAGTCCAGCTTTAATAGCCAAGAATAGGCCTGCTAGAGTTGCAAGCACTGTGACGATTGCAGAAAGCAGTGGAGCGCTTTCGCTAAACTTGCGGACACCGTTAACAATCTCAGTAAGAATAACAACTACAGGCTTTAGGAACTCACCTAGCGGAGCTCCAACCTCTGAGATTAATGCAGTCAGCGAGTTGGTTAGAACTGTCAGACGAGACTGCAGGTCGTCTAGCGATTTGCCATATGCCTCGCTTGCGTAGGTGCCAGTTGCATAGGAACCAGCTGCATCATCTAGCGAGGACTTCAGTACATCAATGTTTCCAGCAAGCCTCTGGATTACGTTAAGTTCACGAGTGTTAGTGATGCCAAGAGCGGTGATAACTGCGTTAAGCTGGTCACCAGATTTGGCTCCAGCCAAAAACGCCTGTACAAATTGGCTTGGGTCTTGCTTCCAGAGCGTTGCAGTATCAGCTGCAGTAGAATTAATAACCTTAGCAAAGTCATCAAGAGCTGTGCCACCTTCCGAGACCGCAAGGTCAATGGTTCTAAATAGTCGCACAAGTACGCCACGGGCCTCTTCTGGGCGTACCTTCAGAGAGGCTAGGGCAGTGGCAAATCCAACAACCTCGTCGGCAGATAGGCCAGCCTGAGTTCCAGTGGCTGCAATTGACTCAGCCATAACTACAATCTCGCGGTCGGTTGCAACTGCGTTAACACCTGCAAAAGCTACGGCTGAGGATAGGTTTTCAAACTGGGTTACAGGAACGTTCATTAGCTGTGCTAGGCGACCAAAGGCCTGAGCAGTTTCCTCAACGCTAATGCCAGTGATTGTGGAGAACTCTGATACAGTCTTGGTAAACTCTCCGAGACTATCAGCTGCGATACCCATCTGTGCACCAAGGGTTGCAATTCTTGCGATGTCCTCAAAGCTGACCGGCACAACGGTTGAAAGGTCGATTAGCTGAGTTCTCAGGTTTTCTAGTGCAGCACCAGTAAGTCCGCTGGTTCTCTCAACTGAAGTAAAAGCAGACTCGAACTTTGCAAAGGCGGTTACGGCTGCAATTCCAAAACCAGTAAGAGCTGCGCTGGCTGCAAGGGCTTGGTTGCCGATATCGTAAAGTGCGTAGCGAATACGTGGAGCTTGGCGGTCAAGCTCAGCCAGGGAGCTCTCGTTGAATAGAGGCTTTTGCTTTGCAATCTTGTCAACTGCAGCTTGCCTGAAAATCGCAAGGCGGTCAAGGTGTGCCTGATACGCTTTGGCCTCTGCTTCAGCACCGGCGTTAAAAGCCTTGCCGAATGGAGTCAATGCTCCAAGTGCCATTAGGGCTTGTTCGCTACCGCTCCTGCTTCTCCCAGCAGCTTCGGCCTTTATCTTTCTATAATCAGAAAGGGCCTTAGCCGCACCAGAAGCAGCCTTCTCGGCTGCAGTAAGACTTTGTGTGGTCGTCTTGCCAGCTGCATCAGCTGCGTCGCCAAGTCCCTTGACTGCTTTTGTAGCATCTCCAGAACCTTTTACAAAGCCGCTAGAATCAAGAGAAAGCTTAGCACGAATTTCAACAGACACAGCACACCACCTATAGTTAGTACTATTCTATCGTATCCTGAGCCTTCTCGGATAGGTAGCTATAGTAGGATGCACGAGTCGGGAGTGGGCCATCGTCGTAGGTGTATGCAACAATGTATGGGCTCTCGCCGTATGACTTCTTCTTTGACTTCTTTTTTTCCTCACGCTCATGCCACTTGTCAAGCTCAGCCTTGGCATAGCAAATGGAGGTCTTAATCTTAAATCCAACGTTTGCGGCGTTCTCATTCCTACAAACCCAAATTGGATTACCGCAGTCACTGCAGGTTTCGTCCTGAAGAATCTGGAAGGCTTCAATTAACATGAAGTCGAATGGGGTCCAGGGGTCGCTAGGCTGTTCGTGGAACAACATAGCGACTGGCCTGATACCCGCTGCAATCGAGGCTTTAATTGCGGTTACGTAGCCTCGGTTGCCATCCCAGCTCAGGACTTCGGTAAAAAACCTGCGTCCGTTACTGCATCGAAGTAGCTGGATGCTAGGGTTAGTCGCTGCATGGTGTCAACGATTACTTCCCAAGCGTCGATTGGAACAGCATCTCTGATTTGGATTACGTCATCTACCGTAAGCTTGGTCAGGTCTTCATTACCCTCAGCGTCGGTAATCTTTACAATGTTCTCGGCGATTAGGTAGCACAGGTAGTACTTGGTCCACAGTGGGTGCTCTACGCCGTCCTTAGGTGGGCAGGCCTCATCAGCCGCCTCAGTAGCCTTCTCCACAGTTCCCTGGCCAACGCCACGCATGTGGAAAGTTAGCTTAGAGGACTTAATCTTATCTGAGATTTGCTCTAGCTTGTCGCTCAGCTCCGCATACTCTGGGGTCTCTGGGTCAAGCTGCTTAATCTTGTCGTTTAGCTCGGCAAACTCCTGTGCCGATGCCGCATCCAGGTAAACGTCTACTGACTTCTCTGGATAAGCAGTCCCCTTGATTGCGTCAGCAAGTGAGAACTTGCCTCGCTTCTGTGCCTCCTGCACAAGGTCTACAATATTGTCGCTCATTTTCGCCTTCCGTTTATTTGCCGTTTATGAGGTGAAAGACTGGGTGGGGTAAACGGGCGCAAAACCCCACCCAGTCAGCTTTTCAGATGTTACGCTACAGTAGCAACGTTAACACCAAGCTTACCCTGAGGTGCAAAGTTCACCATGAACTTAACGCTGTCCTCACCCTCGGTGTTGTCCATGAATGCGTCTGCGATGAACTTGAATGCAGATACTTCCTGGTCAGCGTCAAGAGCGGTAGAAGCTGGGATACCAACGCGGGTGACCAAGAAACCAACTGGACGGGAACCGTCGGTAGCTGCCTTGAAGGTCTCGAATGCGTTGTAGTAAGCTCCGGTGGTCTCCGAGGTGATACCACGGAAGAACATTAGGGAGCCTGAGAACTGTGCGAATCCACGGGTCTGAACCTGGCCCTCGTCGAGGATGCCACGGTCGTCGATTGCGTTGGAGTCGGTTGCACCTAGCTCGTAGCTGTCCCAGGCGATTGCCTCGGTTAGGTCTACAGAGCCAGCGGCCTCGATGTCAGCAACAGAAGGTGCTGCAACGAACTCGTCCTCGGTGCCAGATAGGTTGCCAACTGGAACCCACCAGACCTTAATCTTACCGTTAGAAACAGACTTGGTTCCAACTAGTGCCTTAAGCTCTGGGCCTGCACCTGCGGTACCTGCGCCAACTGCAACGTTAACACGAACCTGACCAGTGGTCAAGAAACGTGCGCCGTGGCGAATCATCTCGCCGTCGCCAACAATCTCAACTGGGTAGTCAGTCTTAACGCCGTAGATGCTGATTAGGTCGCCAGCAGCGAAAGCTGCATCGTGGGTCTTGCCAACGCGCTTGATTAGGTAGTACTTAACGTCTGGTGCGGAGAATAGGCTGCGGAACTTGTTGTAAACAGAGTCAGCTGCTGCGTCTGCGTCACGGAAGCCGTCAAGAGAAGCCTCGTAGTTGCTGTAGGTTGGGGTGGAAACCGATGCGTTGTCAACGATGGCTAGAGAGTCATCAGTGTCGCTGTCGGTCATGTTTAGGGTGTAGTCGTCAGTCACCGCTGGGGAGATGTTGAATACCTTAGTTGCGTTGGTAATCTCGGTCAGCGTTGGTGCTGTCCAGTCTGCAAACGCATCTGCGGTAGCAACATAAAGTCCAACGTTCGGACGAAGCATCTTTGTTGCCATGCTTTATTCCTCGTTCTCTTCGATGTTGTCTGGAGCAGGCTGCTCCTCGATTTCAGTACCTACTGGGCGCTCCCATTCAGTGCCGTCTTGAACGATGCCGTCGCCGTCAGCGTCAATCGCGGCTGGGATATACTCAGCGGACTTCTTTTTCTTTTCTTTCTTTGGAGCAGCCTGGACTTCAGCACCATCAAACGGAGCCAGGTCCTTGCCCAAAACTTCGTGACCAATGTAGTGGTCAGGAACACTAACGGTTTTACCCGTCCTAAGGTTAATAGCTAGAGCCATCAGAATCCTTCCAATCTTTACTATTTTACCATGCGGTGTTGACGGCAAAAGTAAAGCCGACTTCGGTGACGTAGCGGTTTGGCTTTGCGTCAGGGTTTGCATAGTCAATGCTGCCACCAGCAAAGCGTAATTCGCCACCGTCTGTGGGCGTGAAGCCGGTGAGCTTGTCGCGGACTAGGTCCGCAACCTGACGAGATGCCCGCTGGTTGGCGGACACGCAGGTAATCAGAGCATAGGACTGGCCAGAGTCATAACGAGCCCCGATGATGCCGTTACCGTTGCCTGGGTACATGTCGGAATACTGCACAACGATGTAAGGAAGCAGGTTGCCCGACTCATCGAAGCGCAGCTTGCTGTCATCTGGAGCCGAGGTCTCGTAGACATCCTGTGCTAGCTCACGGAGCTTAGCTGTAATCTGGTCTTGGACCGCTAGAAGGTTTAGTGTCATTAGCCGTTCCTGCCTTTCTCAAGAAATATTTTTCTAAAGTACTTAGAGTATATCTGGCTAACTTGCTCCTTCTGTGCCTGCATCTCGATGCTTGTGCGAAGGATGGAACGCATAGGTGGAATGTTGCCAGCGCCATCTTCTTGGTAGCCGAAGTAGCGGTGCCATCTACGCACCCAGCCAATCTCCACCTGTGCATAGCCAGTTCCAGGGCGACGCTGCATGTAGCCAATCGACTTACGCATAAGCTTAGTCTCAACGCGAGTTGCGTACTTGAGCATAATCTTCTTACCCATCTCACCGATGTCGGTAAGGAATGGGGCCAGTTCCGCGGAGAACTTGTCGGCTCCTGGGAGGTTAAAGCTAATTAACTCGTTGCCAAAGCCAGCTCGGTCTGCAACCTGGTTTGCTGAGATATAAACGCCAAAGCCCTTGTTGGTCTTGTTGAGCTTCTTAGTCAGCTCCCTAGCAGCCTGGTTCGTTTCTTTGATGGAGCGTCGCATCTCACGGATACTTCTGTCGTAGTCCCTGAAGTCAAAGCGGACTACCAGCTTATTGGTAAAACCCTCCTTGCCACTTGTACTGTAGGCAGGGAGGGAAAAGTCGTAGACTCTTTTCTTACGCTCAGGCATTTGTCGGGTCTAGCTCCGTGTCAACCCTGCACAGGAGGGTGCGCTCCCAGGCGTTGCTGGAGTTTAGAACACCGATTACAACATAGATGAACTTCTCTAGGCTGGTGTTGTGTGGCGAGCTGGTAACGCGAAGTCTGTCGTTTGGCCTGATGTCAGGCACAGCGCCCTCAGAGCCCTCTAGGGTGTTCTTGCCGTAAGGCAGAATGACTCGGACGTTTTGAATGGTAGTTGGGTTGTACTCAAGCGTAGTCTCGGTTACCGATGCAACTGGCTGGATGCGAGCTGGGCCAAGGTACAGAGGCGTAGTTGTGCCGGTCCAGGTGTTAGTCTCAGCGTCATAAGTCTGCTCGCCAGAGGCCGGGTTGTAGATGTCCACGGTAGCAAGTTGCAACGCATAACCTACTGCTTGGTTGTGCGTTAGCCAGCGTGGGTCTACTGCCCCTCTAGAATTTAGAGCCATGAGTTATCGGGCTTCGTGGTGAATGAGACGATTGCAATCTCCTCGTACGAATCCTCTGCTTCATCCTTATCTGCTTCTGCCATAAGGGCAGCTGATTGTGCACGAAGTTCTGCGCCTAGCTTGGCTCCGTCGGTGGTGTAATCCGCAGTGCGGATGACCTTGTTGATTAGAGACTCTGAGGTAGACAGCACAAGCTTAGCCTGAGCTGCAGCTCGCTTTACGTTGTTGCCGTACAGGGTTAGGAACGCCTGGATTTGCGAGTCGTTAAACAGGTATGATGCAGCCGCAGTCGGGTCAGCCAGGTTCTCTAGCTGCTCGGTGTCTGGAATAAGTAGTCTTACCTGACCAGCTGCGCTTGCGTAGTCTGGTGGGTAGATGTCTGGCGTGGTAGGCATAGTTCTATTTTATCCTACGCGGGAGTTAGGTAACGAACAACAACAATTCCAGAACCACCATTACCACCTTGGTAATTTCCAGAGTTTCCCTGACCGCCGCCACCAGAGCCGCTATTAGCAGTTGCAGAGAACCCAGATGGGGCAGGGAAGCTCGGTCTCGCATCTGAGCCGTTTCCTCCGCCTGCAGAGCCAAGCCCTCCGTTAGCGCCACCGCCGCCACCTGCACGAGTCACGGCTGTTCCTGTAATTGAAGAAGTTAGGCCAGCTCCACCATTTCCTCCAGGACCGGATGAGCCAACAGCATTACCTCCGACTGAACCAGCTCCACCGCCGCCACCAGAGTGAGCGTCAGTTCGGCCTGTTCCGCCGTCAAAGCCTTGGCCAGCCGTCCCAAGTCCAGCAGTTGGGTTAAGGTATGAGCCTCCACCACCTGAGCCACCTGTGCTGTTGCTAACTCCAGAACTTCTACTCTTTCCTCCGCCGCCACCAATAGAAGTTATGGTTGAAAATACTGAGTCTGAGCCCTTTGCTCCACTGTTTGATATTGAAGTAGCGCCAGCTCCACCTGCGCCTACAGTTACAGTGTGGCTGCTGCCGGCATTTACTGCAAATCCAGAAGCAGTTCGGTAACCTCCTGCGCCACCTCCACCGCCATCATCGGCCCCACCGCCACCTCCTCCGGCTACCACTAGGTACTCAACCTGAAGATTACGGTTAGCAGTAAATGTTCCAGAGCCAGTAAAAGTGTGAATGGTATATCCGCCAGAAGTAGTCACAGTTCCACCAAATGCAGCCGGCACTTGAGTTACCCCATCTGCCCCCCGCTTGATGCCGTAGAGGGAGGCAGAGGAGTACTGCACAAAGTTAGAGCCAGACTCGCTGGTTAGCGTAAGAGAAGTAACTGGAGAGGTTGAGTTCCATTGATTCGCCGCAAAAACAGTTGCCCAGCTGCTTGAAACCGTGCTGTTATTCGGAGCCGAAGTGTCAGAAGAGATTGCTTTTGATGTAGAGGCCCTATAGTTACTTATCAAGGCTCTGGTGTTGCCAAAAGTATTTGCCGTATATGCAGCCCTAGTCTGATTCCCCAAGTATCTCGCATAAACCCCAGAGCTTACTGCGTTATTTACATACATCCCAGTAAAGTTAGATGTCGAGCCGTTGAAGCTAATCAAGAGGTGCTCCTGAGTGGAGCTATTCCTTGCGCTTACTACTAATTCAAGGTCGTCATAAATCTGTGGGATGTTGTTAAAGGTTAGCTCTGATGAGCCAGCTGCTCCAACTTCAATGGTTTGAATGTGGTACTTTAACACTATGCAATCCTTCCATAGAGGCTAAAGACGGAGCCCGTGGCAAATGAACCGCCATACTGGCCCGAGAAAGATATGGCATTTATTGCATTAGTGCTGAACCATTGTCCAGCTATGGCGTTGACAAAGTTTCCAGACTGGTTGCCTCTGGACGTGTAAATCTTGTGCCTATCCGTAGCTCTATACTCTGGAATTGAGATTACAAAAAATGTAGGCAAATTAAAAGTCGAGTAGATATCCCCAAGCCTTAGGTCATTAAAAGTAGAGCTTGAGGGACTGGAGCCGTTTCCGCTCATTTGCAATGCAGTTCTAGTGGAAGCGGTGTCTCCGTTAAACACCATGGATATGGGGTCAAAGCTTGAAGTGGTGTTTGCAGATACAGTAATAAATAGGTCCCTGTAGATATTTGGGATTGAACTAAAAGATACGCTAGTGCTAGGACTTTGCAGTGTTATTGTTGCAAGCGCAACAACTGATTGAAGCGCCATTTATGCAGTCACCCCATAAAGTGAATAGCGGCTTCCGCCCGTAAATGGGTTGCCATCTTCTGCCACTAGCTGAATAGATGTTATTGGAGCTGTATTCATCCATACTCCAGAAAATATACTAACAATGTTTGCGTAAGAAAGGGCTCCGGTTAAAGACCTTACAGATTTATTTTTTACAGATGAGGACCAGTCTAGTATATCTGCCTCACAGATGCCAAAGTTCCCACCATTTGTTCCGCCATGAGGGTTCCAGGATGCGAGAATTGAGCTATATGGAGCAACTGATTCAGATGTAAATGTTCCGTTGTAGCTTCTTAGGGCGTGGTAAGTGTAGTTATTACCAGAGTCACCGTTAAACCTGGTAATCAAAGCGCCCGTTCCAACGTTGGCACTGTTCCTAGTAGATACAACAAGCTTCAAATGTCTGTATACTCCATGGAACTGAGCTAAGTTATTAAACTCAATTAGGGTGCTGCTGCCGTTTACAATTGCAGTTTGAATCAAATACTCATTAGACGGCACATTAGCCGCAGCCATGCTGCGGTACTTGACATCATTGGTTAGGCTAGACTGCGAGGCAGACTTAATCACTTGTGCCCCCTTAGAGAACTAGAAGCGCTGCTTCTTCCTCGGTCAGTGGCTGGCCAGATACTAGCTTAGCACGAGCTGAAGCCTTCAGCGCCTCACGCTCAGCCTCAGCAGCTTCACGAGCAGCCTGCTCTTCAGCAGCCTGTGCTGCCAGTGCTTCACGCTCTGCAATCTCTTCTGCAGACAATGGTACGTAAGTCTGAGCGCCAGTCGCACAGTCAACTATAAGCTTCATTGGTGTGTCAGACATCTATTCTTTCCTCAATCCATGCGAGGGACTCTTCATCCCATCTGTATATTCTACCATCCTGCGGATATGGCACAGGTGCCATCCAGCGGCAGGTTCCTTCATTTAGGGTCCAGCTCTCAAATGGCTTAGGTGGGATAAAGGCATCACGCTCTTCATCGTAAGTAAAGCCGATGCCTGCAAAGTTCTTGCGGATAGTTGCGTTGTAGCTGGTCTGAATCCAGCGTCCGCCCAAGTTCTCTACGAACCAGTCGTAGCCCTCGTTTGGCATGTTGTTGTCACCAACGAGCACACGGGTGACAATGTTGTTCTCATCTAGTTCTGCGAAATGTGACATGCTTCTATTATACCCTACTCAGCTGGGTAGCGAATGATTACGATACCGGAGCCGCCGTTGCCACCATTGGCGTAAAAGGCTCCTCCACCTCCACCGCTGCCGGTGTTTATCAATGCAGGGTCGCCAACTTGGTTGGCGATGTACTTTCCGTTACCGCCACCGCCGACTCCACCGGTTCCACCATAAGTTGCAAAGTCGTCGCCGCCACCGCCACCGCCACCGGCATAGAATGCGTTGTCCCAAAGAATTCCATCTCCACCATCGCCCTGTCTGTCTGTATTTCCTGGCTCGCTAGCGCCTCCGCCTCCACCGCGAACAGGAGCATTGTTCCAGGCTCCTCCGGCAAATCCCTGCCCAGCTGTGCCCGCTCCCTGTCCCTGGTTGTAGTAGCCACCCCCACCAGAACCGCCAGCAACCCCAGCCCTTCCGCCGCCAATCGCAACAAACGAGCCTAAGGTTGAATCGCTTCCGTTAAATCCAAATGCGTTTGTAGAAACACCACCTAGTCCACCAGCGCCGACTGAGACCGGATAAGAGCCCCTGGGTAGGCTGGCCCCACCCAGTGCAATCACTCCTCCAGCGCCACCGCCAGCACCAGCAAAGTAGGCACCACCAGCACCCCCGGCAATGACCAGGCCATCCACCCTAAGGTCCTCTTGTGCGGAGAACGTACCACTACCGGTAAACGTGTGCACCCAGTGGCCGTTAGCAAAGGTAATGTTTCCACCGATTGCCTTGGGCTTACCAATCGCCTGAGTGCGGTTGATGCCGTAGAGGGTTGCGGTTGAGCCTGCTACGAAGTTCTGGCCCTGGCCTTCGATAATAGTAAAGGAGTTTACCGCAGCAGTATTACTCCAAAGACCATTGACAAAGCCAGTGTAAACTCTTGCCAAGTTTCCTTCGCCTGTAGAGTCTGTTGAATAAGATTTAATGTTAGAGCTAGTATAGTTATTCAAGTACAGAGATGTACTTCCAAATGTGTTAGCAGTTGTGCTTCCGGCAATTTCGCCTAACGTCCCTTGGTTTGTATCTAAAGGGCCAGTGTATAAGCCACCGTCACCTGTGCCAATAGTTACTTTGCCACTGTACCCCGAGGTGGTGCCGTTTAGCCTAAACGCTGCGTAGGTTGTGTTTGTACCGATGGTGCTTCTAAGCGATGCCACAACATATAAGTCTGTGAATGTTTGAGGAATCTCATTAAACGTAATGCTGCTAGCAGTTGCCTCAAGCCTTTGATGCCCAATTAATGTGTAAGACATTTATCCTGCAATTCCATAGATAGAGAAGGTGGCACCAGCCTGAAAGGTTTGGCCCAAAATGTCAAAAAAGCGAATGCTTGTAACCGGAGCATTGTTAGCCCAGCGTACTGCTGTGGCTTGTACATCGGTTGACGCTGCCCCGTAGCGAGTTAAAATCGTTTTGTGCTTATCGGAAGCTGAGTAATCCATAAACTGCAAAGTCACAACATTTGAAAATGTATTACTAGGCCCTATGGATGCCCCAGCAATACGGGCAGATGTAGCCCCAGACTCGGAGCCAGCAGCTGGCGAACCGCTACCCGTGGCAACAATCCAAGTGCCATTATAGTTGGCACCAGCATCGGCATTTAACTGAAGCCTGCCAGCTGACCCAATCCCGCTGTTGGACCAGTTCCCCACCATAACTAAGTCTGCATAGTTCTGAGGCAAGCCTGAAAATACTACTTCAACACTATTAGCAGCCAAAGTAATTTGATTCAAAAGTACATAAGTAGGAGTAATGCGTCTTGTCATGCTCTTGCCTTAATACCGTACAGAGAGAAGCGGGAGCCAGTAAGTAAATCTCCACCATCGCTATCATAAATGTTTATCGTTGTAACACTATTTGTATTCATCCATAAGGCTGATTGTAAGGAAACAACGTTGTAAGTCCAAGGCACTCCATTCAAGCTGCGAAATGTTTTGTTTTTAGCTTCAAATGGGTCAAGAATGTCAATCACACCTACACCAAAAATTCCCGAAGCAGCGGAGTTTCTTGGGAAGTGTGTAATGAAAGCTCCGTTTGTTGATGTTTGAGCGCTTGTAGGTATAGAAGAGCCGTTGCCCTCGAGTCTGTGCCAAGCGTAGTTATTTCCAGTATCGCTATTTAGCCTGATACGAATGCCCGAATTGCCAGCAGTCCCAAGACTTGTTCTTCCAGTAACCCTTAGTTGCAAATGCTGATAATCAGCATACCTAGCAAGGTTTGTAAACTCTACGGAAGCGGCGCTTCCGCCCAAGCGGATGGTCTCCAAGTGATGGAACTGGTTAGTCTGGTAACCCGCCAGCATAGAGTTAATCTGTGGAGACTGGCGGAGGCTTGATTGGGCGAGGCTCTTGACTGCCATTTAGTGCCCCTTAAGCTGTAATCTCAGCGCCGAATACGTTAAAGCTTAGGTTGGCGGTAGATGCGTAGACGGTGATAATCTCCGATGGGTCCAGCGTTAGGCCCAAGGTAAGAGTGGTAGAGTCGGATGCACCTACGGTAACATCGTAAGCAATGTAGTGCTGGTTAGCTAGAGTAGCACCGTTTAGTCGAACTGCAATCCTATAGGTCGCTGGAGCAGCTGCTCGGTTAGCCACAACGATAGTCGAAATGACAGTCTGAGTGTTTGCGGGAACAGTGTAGATGTCAGTGTTGGTAGTCGCAGCTGGTGCAGACTGGCCTAGAACCTTGTAAGTTGTTGGCATTGTCGTCCTTCTTTAAGTCTCTATTTATTGTATCAGGCACCCATGAGCAAGAACGAAGAGATGGTCTCGCCTGTGGCTGCTGCTGCGCTGTTGACCCACTTGCCAGTTGCTGCGTTATAAGTCAGTGACTGGCCGTTGGTTGGAGAGGTAATTGCTACGTCATCAAGGTCGGCAGTAGTCAGGTCTGCGTTCTCCCAGCGAAGCTGGCCGTCATCGTACTTTAGCACCTGACCGTGAACTGGAGTTGCAATCTGAACGTCGTGGAGACCGCTAATCTTTTCGCCCGTGTGAACACGCACAAGTAGGCGGCCAGTGGTTGCGTGGCTTCTGGTTACAGCTGCAATCTCAAGCTTTAGGTTTGGTGCCTGAGGCTCAGTTGCAGTAAGGCCGCCGTTCACGGCTGGGTTTGCGTAAAGAACAGTTCCTGCAGGCCATGCAGTAGTGTCTAGGCCATTAACAAAACCGAACTGAGTGACAAAGCCAAAGCCGTCTGCAGGAATAGTCTCGGTTGCAATTCCAACTAGATACTCTGATGATACAGTTCCATTGGCAACCATTGGCGACACGGTTACAGTGTCACCAGTTGCTCCAGCAAACATCACTACTGTGCCGTTAGGAATTGCCACAGAGGCCGATGCGTTCTTGACGCGGATTACATGCTCTTGACCAACCTGGAGCGTTACGTTTGCATCTAGGCCAAGGTCAAGAGTCTCCATGTTTGAGTTCCATGCAAGCTCACCTGTGCCAGCAATAGCGCCAGCGGTAGTGTCAAACTGCACAGTGTCAAACTCTGAGGTAGCGTCGTTATTCCAAGTGCTGCCATCCCACACCCACGTGCGCCCAGCAGCAGTAAAGGAGTCTCCGGTTGTCGGGGAATCAGGGAAGTTAATAGCCATGTTCTTATTTTACCATTTCTAGGTTAGATGCGGCCTCTGGCAATTGCGTTGATTTCAACCTCTGAGAATCCAAGGTCAACAAGCTTTTGCCTAGCAGTCTGTGGGGCTTGACGAACCTCTAGCTCCTCTGCTGTTAGTTTTCTAACAACAAAGGTTCTAGTCAAAACGCCATCAATTACAGCTGGCTCGCCATCTTCGAAAGTCTCATCCTCAGCATACTCTGGGGCAGGTGCGTCAGCAACTAGCTGCCAGCCTTCAGGTAGCTCATCGCCTAGCTGCCACTCTGGGTGCTCTGACATGATGTCGCCGTAGTATCGTGGGTAGTTTCCACTTGGGTCGATGTAAAACATTATTCCGCCTATCCGAATGTTCCTCTAGAAATTGTGTACTGAGAGTTCCCGCCAGTGCTTCCTCGGTTTGGAGTAGAGACTCCGCTGCTGCCTCCAATATCTCCGACATCAGAGTAGCTAAGTGAAGCTGGGGTAGTAATTGTAAATCCTGGGTTATAGAAGCTTACCGTAACTCCACCAGCAACTGCGCTAGTTGGCACAGCGCTACCTGTAACTAAGTTAAACGTCGCAAAGCCACCGGCGTTATTGCCATTCATGTAGCCAGCTACTGTTCCGATACCGGTTGCCTGGTTAATGTTTAGCTGACCGGCGGCATCTCTTGCATTTGCGACATCAACTGCTCTTTGGTACCTCAAATTGCCATTGGTATCGAAAGATACAAATGCAATCTTCTGAGTTGTATTTGTTCCAGAAGTTTGCTCCCAGCCAATTGGGAAGTAAAGGTTTCCGCTTGAGTCGCAAACTCCATGGCTGCTGTTCCAGATAATACCAGACGATGCAGTAATCTGTCTGTCCCAAATCTTTGTGCCAGTTGGTCCAAACTTGGTGACATACATGATGTTATCACCCTGGGTGCAGTGCCAGAGGTAGAGGTTATTGTCGTTGTCAAACGTACCTCTTGGAACGTTAGTACCAACTGCTTTGCCGAACTGGAATCCACCCGTTAGGCTAAATACGTTGAAACGCTTGCGGTGGCCAAAGAATACTCGGCTAGGTCCAATACCAGCGATGTATCCACCCTCGCCGCTTTCGCCACCAAGGTTACCAGAGCGGCTAAATACTACGCTTCCATTGCTGTCTAGCAGGATAAAGTTGCCGCCAGTAAAAGCTCCACCAGAAAGCGAGCTGTGACCAGTCGCGTTTGTGTCGGTCCAGTCTGGATAAGTTACGCTACCACCAAACCAACGCTGCCACTGCCTTGTGCCATCTGGAGAGTATTTAACAACGTAAAGGTAGTAGTCTCCACCGCCCTGACCGTGAAAGCCACCAGTGTAGATGTTGCCAGACGAGTCTGCGTGTAGACCAACTTCGCCACCATAAGCGTTTGGATAGGTCCAGCTCCAGAGCACCGAGTTGTTTGGTGCAACCTTCTGGGTTATCTGGCCGCCATCATATCCACCGTTGCTGTTAGAGGCAGTGATATATGCGTTGCCATCAGCGTCTACGTATGCACCACCAAGGCCACCATTTGCCCTACTATTGACAAATCGCACAACATAGTTAGGGATTACCCCAGCTGCGGCTGCTGCTATGAAACCGAGTGACAGTAGCATTTATGCCACCAAATCGCCAGTTACCAGGTACTCTCCAGAAGCTACACAAGTAATCGCAGCAACTGAGTACTGCTTGTTTGTCTTAAGCTTGTTGTCAACGCTACGAAGGTTGACTCCGGCTCCAGCCGCAAAAGTTATTTGCCCCGCACCGAACTGTATAAACTGAATAGCCTCACCTACGTTTAGAACGTTTGCAATTGTCATTGTCACAGCGGTGGCAGAGGTTGAGCGGATAAATGTGTTCTCGTCGCTCGAAAGAATTGTGTACGCAGATGCCTTGTCGGTTACAGTGGTTGCTACCTGTGATTGGTTAATCAAAAGAGCAGACTGGTTGATGCCGATGTTTGCGGAGGTTGAAGTTCCGCTATTAGTAATCGGAGCGGTAACTGCAATCACACCAGATGGCCCAGTAGCACCCGTTGCACCAGTCGCACCAGTCGCGCCTTGCGGTCCCTGGGGGCCGGTCGGACCAACAACGCCAACTACAGCCTCAACCCAGTAACCATCGTAGTTAATGTAAAGAGTTCCAGTTGCAGAGTTCCACCAAAGAGTATTTGGCTCTGGGTCAGCAGGCGCAGTGTCGCTTACTTCTACAGATGCGCCACCAGAGGAATAGCTTAGTCCGCTCCAAGCAGTGGTGCCATCACCAAACTTGAGCTTTGCAGTATCAGTCTCTAGACCTGGCTCGCCAGCTGCTAGAACTGGGTTAGCAGTCGTCCAGTTCGCCGCAGTGTCCCTACGGAGCTTAATAACAGTTTGTGCTGGCATTAATTAATCCTTACAGTCTTAAACAATTTTATCATGCAGTTCCACCGTCGATGTAGGCGATGCCATCTGGGTCAAAGCCAATCTCGGCGGTTGCTGAGTTATAGGTTACTGGAGAGATTGCGGTGATGTTTCCGATGTCACCAGTGTCACCCTTTGGGATAGTGAAGTCAAATACTGCGGCTCCGCTAGTTCCAGAATTTGTAACGATTACAGAGCTTCCAGGAGCGCCAGTGGTCACTGTGCCAACTGCAATTGTCGCAGCATCTCCCTGTGGCCCTACGAAGGAATATGGGGCCCAGTAAACGCCGATTGCTCCGCCTGTTGGCGGTATGGCATCGTTGTTTGCCAGGCAGATAAAGTAGTCGCCAAGATATTCTACAATCTCACCAGGAACATACTGGTTAGTTAGGGTTCTACGAGTATCAAATTTAAATCCTGGGAATCCGATTTCACCCTGAATACCCTGCTCACCTTGTGGGCCAACCTCACCCTGTGGTCCTTGTGGACCTGTCGCTCCAGTGGCACCCTGAAGGGCTAGCGGGAACCAGTAAAGTGAAGATTCTGATGGCGTATCACCAACTGGAGGGTCACCTGCTGCAAACCATGAAGCGCCATTGTAAAACACTGCATCGTTGTTTACATAGTCAGTAGAGCTGTTCCATGCGCCCTGCCACTCGATACCAGTCGCACCGGTTGGACCAATCGGTCCAGTCTCACCCTGTGGTCCAATTGGTCCCTGAGCGCCTGTGTCTCCGCGTGGGATTGTAAAGTCTAGAACGGCATCGCCAGAAGTTCCTGAGTTGACTACAGATGCGCTAGAACCCTCGGCCCCAGTCGTAACGGTACCAACGGTAATGGTAGCAGCTTCACCCTGGATACCCTGGATACCCTGGGGTCCCTGAGGGCCAGTCGGTCCAACTAGATAGTAGGTGCCATTTGCGTCAGGCACAGGGCTAACAGTGGTTAGGTCTACGGTTGTGCTAGATGGAAGCGCAATGCTAAAAGATGGAAGTGGGACCGGAACATCGTCCTGGTCAGTCAGGCGGAACTCTACAGTCCAAGTCCAGTTAACTGGGTTTAGGTCAGTGTCAGTAGTTGCAACTAGTCTTACGCCACGAGTTCCGTCTCCACCAAGTAGGTAACCCTCAGCATCAAGCGCACACTCAACAACTGCAGGAAGAATGGTTACTGGGTTAGGCGATGAAGTGGCATCAAGAAGCTTAATTGGGGATGGACGGAAGTAAATAAAACCTTTAGCAGGAATGCCATCTGGTTGTGGGTCGACATCCGAGCTGTCAGCGTAAGCAAGTAGGAATTGGCCTACTACTGTGCCGTAATTAACGTTGGTTGGTAATGCCATCTCTATCCGTCCTAAGCGCTTCCGCCGTCAATCTCATCCGCAAGACTTACAAAGCCGTACTCTAAGTCATTCCACTCAGTAAGGCCGTCTCCGAACTTGAATTTTCTTGTGTCCAACTCAACGCCCATTTCACCCTGTGCAAGGATTGGATTAGCCAATGCCCAGTTAGCAGCAGTGTCGTTCCTAAACTGTATTTGAACTGCCATTAAAAACTACTCGCATTTCCGCCCAATAGTGGACTAATCCCGCCATAAACACTATTAGCTTTTCCTCCATCAATATTACCATACGGTTGTCCGTCGGCTCCAGCTGGACCCTGAGGGCCAGTTTCTCCTTGGATACCTTGGGGACCCTGTGGTCCCGTAGCACCATCGGCTCCAACAAGGCTGTCAAGCCATTCCTGCTCTGTGCCAGTAAAACCGTTAAGCTGAGCTACCTGATAAGCCGATAGGCCGTCTAGACCTTGTGACCCAGTATCGCCCTTAGGGCCCTGAGGACCTGTAGCTCCAGTTGGGCCTTGAATACCCTGAGGACCCATAGGCCCCTCTGGGCCCGTCTCTCCCATTGGACCCATCGGTCCAGTAGCACCGACTTCACCTTGTGGTCCTTGTGGTCCCATAGGACCCATAGGTCCTGTGTCACCCTGCGGACCGGTTGGTCCAGTTGGACCGGCAGGACCTTGCTCGCCCTGCAAACCTTGGGGGCCGGGTTCGCCTTGAGGCCCAGCAGGGCCCATCTCACCTTGAGCTCCCTGAGGGCCAATAGGCCCTTCAGGTCCGACTTCGCCTTGTAAGCCTTGTTCACCTTGAGGACCTTGTTCACCTTGGTCTCCTTTCGGGCCCTGAATACCTTGAGGGCCAGCAGGACCTTGTGGCCCCTGAGGACCACGAGCACCATCTGAGCCTGAAGCTCCGCTTCCGCCCGTCTTCTTGTCGATACGGGTAACTTCCGTCTCAACTTTATCGGCCCACTCCTGGGCTTGAGGCGGCAGTCCGTTATCGGGCCAAATAATCATGGTTCTACAATTCTATCAGGCAGCTATAAGAAACCCGCCCCGGAGATTACTCAACAGGGCGGGCTTGTAGTGCACTATATAAGTTGCAGAAGGAGGAGCCGCAACTATTTATATTATACCAGAGAATAAAACTAAGCAGCCTTAAGGGCTTTGAGCTCATCCATTCTAAAACCGCTCCAGATGCGTTCTCCGGCCATTACAACTGGTGCCTGAGTAAATCCCTTAGCCCTGACCATTTCGTACGCCTGTGGGTCATCCTGGAGCTGCACTTCCACAAAATCGATTAGTTCTCGTTTCAAGTATCGCTTAGTGCTGTCGCATTGCACACAGGAGGGAAGAGTGTAAACCGTTACTTGAGACATAGAACAATCCTTCTTTAATTTTTTGGGGGTCAACTATTATAGACCATCCAGAAAGGGAAAACCCCCCAGGGCTTCAAGGTCCTGAGGGGCTTTCTTTAACCAAGAAAGAAGGTTAAGGTTTAGGCACCAGCTCCAGTTGAAGCGATGGTACCGGTTGGGACAATGAAGCCACCAGTTGCGATGTGACGGATTCTCATCTCGAAGTCGTCGTTGTCGAACGAACCCTCACGAGCAGGAACGTCGCCGCCACCTAGGTAGGTGCCACCGTTCATCTTGATACGTAGCTCTGGGGTCTCGTAACCACGGAGGAAGCCAAGGGCTACACCTGGGTTTAGGGACTGTCCAGGAACTGGAATCAGGAACCAGTAGTTGCCAGCGCCAGAGTTAATCTTGGTTAGCCAGTCGTTGACAACAATCTCAACCTGTGAACCGATTGGGTTTCCGGTTACAAGAGAGGTTACGGTTGAACCAGAGGTGGTCTCGGTGCGAACCTGCTGAACAGCAAGGATGCGACGAGCGGTCATCTCTAGCGCACGAGGTACAACTAGTGCGAAACGGGTAATTGGGGTGATTAGGTTACCCTGCCAGGTCTGCAGGTTAGCAGCCTCGATTGCGTCCTCTAGGGACTCTAGGGTAAGAGCTGGGTTTCCAGCTAGTAGGTTCTGGTTTGCTGACTTGAAGTTAGCGGTGTTTAGACCGGAGTCAGAAACTAGCTGCTTGGTAACTTCCTCATCTTCCTTGCCAGCTGCCTTCTGTGCAAGCTCGATAGGTAGACGCTCTAGTAGACCAATCTGACCGTCGTTAACGATGGTCTCCCATGAGAAGCGGATACGAGTTCCTGCCTTCTTCACAGACATGGTCTGCTCGGTTACGTTGAACCAACCAGCGGTTGGGTACTCGCTGTACTCAGCAACGGTAGGTAGTGAGCCATCGCGGAACTTGTCGCCTGCGTTGTCCATACCCTCGTCTTCGTAGCGCATAGCCTGGAAGGTTACTGGGCGGAAGTCGTCAACGACTAGACGGGTTGCGAAGCGGTCCCAGACCTTTGGCTGAGCTGCGTAGTTCTCCAACATAATCTTGTTGATGGTTGGAGCAAGCTGTACTGGCAGGTCAGAGGTAGAGATACCTTCCTGTAGCTTTAGCTTGTCTGCGCGGTCACCACGGAGTGCTCCCTCAAGGAGCTTTGCAGCCTCAAGCTGACGTGCGGTAATCTTTTCAGTCATTCTATCTATCCTTAGTTCTGAGCCAGACGAACAACAACGTCGGCGGTGTTTACCTTCAGGACGTGTCCAACTAGCTTAGCGCTGGTTGCGTCTTCCTGAACCTCGGCAATGATGCCGTCGCCGTCTGCAACACCGTAGGCCTTCTGGCCTACTGCGAAGGTGTCGCCTGACTTGAAGGCAATCTTAAATGCGCCAGACAGCTTTACGGTGCTGTAGTAGCTGCCGTTCTCACCAGTCTTAGCGTCAACTAGTGCAACGCCCACAAGGTCTCCTACCTTGACAAAGTCGCCAGAAACAACGGCGCTGTCAACAGGAAGGGAGAGCTCATTAGCGTCTACGTAAATCTCGTTAAGAGCCATTTACTGTTCCTTACTTCTTTGAGATGCGAGCGACGATAGCGTCGAACTCATCGGTTTTGGTTGTGGTAATTGCTTCCTGGATAACGCCAAAGGTGTCTACAGGAGCTGCAGCTGACTCAGAAACTGCGACGACATAAGCCTTCTCGTCAGCAATCAATTCATCAACAGACTTGGTGTTCGACTCGCTCTTAAGAGCCTCGGCCACGCGGGACAGGGCTAGCTTAGGCAGGCCAGATTCGTTGAACTTCACAGCCACATCTACAGGGTCAATAGCTTCCTCTGCCTCGACCTCAACGGTCTCAGCTGGGACAACTTCCTCACCCTCGGCAGGAGTGGCAGCCTCTACTAGAACCGAAATCGACTCGCGTAGAGGAGTGAGAGCCTCAACAAGGGTGGACTTCAGGTCGTCAATTGCGGCCTCGAACTCTTCCTTTGTAATCATGCTTTCATTTCCTTCCGATAGGGACTCCGAAATCTCAACGATTTCGTCATCCTTTCTAGTGTAGCTTTCGAGAAGAGTCAAGAACTTGCCTCCAGCTCCGGCTACGGTTACAACATCTACGCTTGTCAGTGGGTCTGCCACCAAAGTTTCGATGATGGGTCCGGTACGACCCTCTGCCTCACCAACGTTAGCTTCGCCAAACGCGTGGATAGACAAACCTACATCCTCAGCCATCTCCCGAATGATTGGGGCATAGTGAGAATAAAATTCAACGTCCGCATAAAGTGCGCCTTCTTGGAAGACGGCATCAGAAGCTAGCTTGCCAGCAAGCTGATGCACGTCACGCTCAGGACGGTCTGAAGACTCCGACATGGAGGGGTGATTCATAAAGACCTTGGTGCCTTTTTTAAAGACAGCTGGGCCGTAGGCAGCCAGCATGGTCGCAGGGTAGTATCCAGAAGAGCCCCAGCCGGACTCGATAACCTTAACACGCCACTTGTTACCCTTGGTGGTAACAGGTGCAAAGCCTAGCGACTCGCTTAGCTGAACAGCCATAAAATCTCCCATGAATTAATCACTGGGATTAATTATACCATGACAGTTATGCTGTGGGGTTTGCGTCGGCTTGAGCCAGGTCGTTTGCGTTGTCTTGCATCGAACCTACTGCGCCAGAGTTGCCCTGTGATGGGATTGCAGAACCTTGGCTCTGGTCTGGCTGTGCGTTAGGTGGGGTAGCGTGAAGTCTTGGCACGTCGAGGGTCTCGATGACAGCCTCGCGGTACTCGTCGTCCCAGATTGCACCGGTCTCGCGAGCTAGGGCAAGTGCCTGCATTAGGCGCTGGCTTGGCTCGGACTCAATCTTAGGCCAGTTCACCTGTGCGTCACGGATGCCCAAGAACTCCATGACTCGCTTGTAGAACTGGGTCCAGACGTGCTGTCTGGCCTCCATGGCCTTTAGGGTCGGCACATCCAGGGTCTGTGCGGTGCCGTAGGCACCCGAGCTACCTGGGTCGGAAAGAAGTGCAACAACCGAAACCTCAAGTGCAGAGGCAACCATCGAGCCAAGTGGACGGCCATCGGTCAGGTCCACGCTTCCAGCTCTTGGCATCGAGCTAAGCTCCATGTCAGCTCCGAGCACAGCGGTTGAGCCTGCAGAACCTGGGCTTGCGATTGCAGCTGCGGCGTTCTGAACACCAGTCTTGGTCTTGCTCTTTAGCTGCCATGCGAACATGGATAGAGCCTTAAGCATACGGCTTCCGTCTTTCAGGAACTCGTTGTAAGCGTGGGCCCATGGCACAGCTGGCAAAGCGTCAGGGGTTCCGAAGGTGCGGCCAGCGCGACGGTTCACGCGGCTTGGGAACATTAGGAACTTTGCGTCCACTGGGTACTCGC